GCGGCATAAGCGGCATGGGCGGCGGCGTAGGCGGCATCGGCGGCGTTGACGGTGCAGGCGGCGGTATGGGTGGCGGCACGGGCGGCATCCCGCACGTCATCCAACGACACGCCCCGCTCGCCCCGAGCCCACGACTCTGTTGTCTCGATTGTCGATAGCGCCACGTCATCGGCTTTCGGCAGGTCTACCAACCTCAGCCGGGCACACGCACACGCCGCCAGTACGAGTTTCCTTCTCGAACGGCTCTCGGGCGGGCCGCAGAGTCTGCCGAGAAGCCACAGCATGTGGTCACCGCGCTTGCAATCGGCCCACGCTTGGTCAACCGTCTTTTGCTCGCTCACCCACCGATTGAATCGTACCCCGCACACCACGCTTCGTACTCTTCGGGATTGTGTTCCTTATCATACGGTGGTATGTCATCGACATAATCCATAGCTGCATCGACACCCTCCATGAATGCTGCGTCATTCCGGTTCATGTTTTACCTTTCGTCTCTCCGCCCATTCTCACACCTTCTTCCTGTCCCTGTCAATCCATTATACCTACTCACTCAAAATCGTTTCTAAGGGATTTTCTCGTGGACCTGTACGTTGATACGTTTATCGTGAGATCGTACGGGAGAAACGATCCTCGTACGTTCTACGTACGTTCTACGTGCTCTCGTCCTGTTGGAACTCTTCCAAATCATCCTGCCACTCTTCCTCGTCGGATTCCGAGGCCGCCGTCAACAATGGAGGATCGTCTTCCACCTCCGTTGCATCGACTTCGATAATTGGTTGATCGTCTCGTCTCGCACCGGGCAAGGGAGGGGCGTCGGTAGCCATGATGATATTCACCGCTTGACCTTTACTGCCTTGGGCCGCCTCTTTGGCCATGGCCTCGGCCTGTATGCGTATCGCCTCCAGTTCAGAGTTCGTATACGAGGCACGGGAGGGAGGTATCATCTTATCCAACATAGGCAGGAACTTCTGAATGAACAGATCGGCATTGGCTTTGTCTTGAGACATCCACTTGGCCAACGCCTTGCCCATGCTATCCTCTTTTTTTGGATCGAGACCGAACTTGACACAAATGGCCATGCGGAAGTCCTTGTACAGTTCCTTAACCATCGTACGCTCGATGGGTCCTGTTGGTCCTATCTTGCCTGGTGGCCTCCCTCTCTTCTTCTTGGGTGGAGAGAGGCTATTGGGATTTTTGACGGGCTTTATGTCTATATCCTCGTAGGGACGTTTTTTGGTAGGAACGAATCGTCGTTTCCTCACAGTCTTCTTCTTCTTATTCATGTCACCTTCCAAGGTAGTTTTCTCGACGCCACGTAGCGAAGCGGAGTGGCGTCGCAGTCGTTGCCGAAGGCGAAGCCGAAGGCAACGCCGTGGAACATGTTTGATTTTGTTTTGGTTTCATTGTAAAGTTCGAGTGAGTTTTTGTTCATTATTTCAACGATCTACGTCTACGTTTATGTCTACATCTATGTCTATATGGTTGTTTTGTTTTGGTCGTGTTTTGGTTTTACTCTTTGTTTTGTTTTGGTTTTGCATTTTGTTTTGTTTTGGTCGTGTTTTGGTTTCAATTGTTTTGGTCGTGTTTTGTTCCACTTCCTCTTCCATCTATTTTCCTACGAAAACTATCCGAACGGTGATCTCCTCCTCGGGTATCCGGTCTGTCCAAAATAGCGAAGAAGTCATCTTGGTTTCGGCACCCGCAGGATTCTGCATACTTGTCTAACACGTCCTCCTCCAATGCTCTTATATTTTTCAGCACCCAGTTCACAATCCTCTTGGTGACTGTCGCCCTGCTTCCTTCGTCCTTATGTTTACTCCCCCCTTGCCAATCTCGCCAATCCATCAAGACAATGTTCCTGCCTCTCCGGTATATCCTACCCGCCACTTGCAGGTCGTCGAGTATGCCTGGTACGTCTGTCCTCTTGATCGATAGAGTATCGGAAATATCGTCCATCGAGATCCGAACCAACCCATCCCTGGAGTTTGGCGTTAGATACAAGTACAACAGAACGTACTTGCACCATGGATCGTCGAGTTCCCTGAACAGCTTGTCTTCGGTCATCAAATGATCTACCATCGAAAACCGTCTCGCGTACTGTCCGTCTTTCTTGGCCATGTGTCACACTCCTGTTTCGTGTGCAAAGGCAGTAGCGAAAGGCGGTGAAACAGGCACCGCCCTCGCCACCTCTGCTGTTGCAGAATGTCCTTGGCCGAGGACACGCCATATTTTCTTTTCTCTTGCATCTATCGAAGGTTCTACTCTTTAAGTATAACATGCCGTCGCCGACGTGTCGGTAGTTTTCTCCGTCTGCGGGTCGATTCGACATACGCCCTCACCATAGCCCAATCGACATGTGTCCATCTCTTCCATCCCTGACGTTCGGATTGCCTGAGTAGAGACCAGGCCCTTTCCTTACCGTAAGACATGATTCGCCGGGCGTTCCGTTCCTGTGTTTTTCTCGTAATCATTGTAATTCATTATACAACGCGAAAGATTTTTGCCTCTCCGGGTTTTAGTTTCAGGGAGCAGAGTATAATGGACTGACGGGGCAGGAAGAAACAGACGAAAGGAAGAAGCGGATGACCGACGAGAAACAAGAAAGTGTGACAACGCCGTGGCTGAAAAACTGTACCACTAGTGGGGTATGGTCGTCGAGAGACCGGTACCTATACCTATGCAAAAATGAGATGGAGAAGATTTTTCATATTCCTGCCACAGCAACTCATATCATGGTAAGGGCATCGGTAGACAAGCCGGCGTCTAAACAGGCTGTCGAGATACTAGTCAAAAAATATGCGGGTGGGGGACGCGGGTTTTATAGGACGAGTCCCTTATCCGGTTTTTCTCCCTGTTATGGTGGGTTGACTCACGATCAGCAAGAGATGCTCGAACAGATCACAACCATTACCGTCAAACCTAAGACAATCTGGCTCCAGTGCTGGTACAAGGAAGACTAGCCGCCGTGAATCGCCGCCATGCTAGAGATCAATGTACGACTGTCAAACTCTCAATGGAAGCAACTGATGAATAAAGAGACACTGTCCATCATCCTGCTCCCGCCTATCACGAGGAAGGAGAAGGAGATTAAGGAGAGGATCGAGGGCGGTCCTACTCCCGTGGTAGTGATGCAGGTTGTCGATGCATGGAACGAGCACGAGTACATCAGGTTCGGAGCCCTGCACGAGCGCAGGAACAATCCTATCGAGATGGATGACGTGGACGAACAAAGAGCCAGAATCCTGTATGCGGTAAACGTGGTAGGGCGGGATGAACTGCTCGACCAGATGGCGGCCTATCTGACGGCGTGCAGTGAGGGGCTGCATATCAGGGACCGCAAGAACTTTGGCTTCAAAAACCTGACGGGATTCATCAACAAAATGATCCACTGGCAGAAGGACAAGAAGAAAACCCCATTATGGTGGTCGAGGGGATCCGTGGAGAAAGTAGAGGACAACCATCCGAAATTGACCCTGCATATCGCCGATCAGTACGCCAAGATATTCTTAGGCAGGAAGAAGTATGGGGTGAAGAATCCATCCATCGCCTACAGGCATTTCAAGCTGGCCGGTGACAGGATCATCAAATACTACGACAGTGTGGACCTGTGGGAAATCAATGAGATCGTCCACATGCTACTCAAGTGCATCAAGTCACACTGCAACAAAACGAACGGCACGCCGAGTGCGGCCAGGTTGTGTTCCGACCATACGTGGGCCGAGATATTCCCACGGTACATCAAAAGGATACTGGACAAATAGGGAAGAGAACAATGACCAAGAAAAGCCACACGACCGGATGGATGAAGAAGAATGACGAGTGCTTTTATGGGAACCTCGGCGGTGAAGACGTATGCACTAGCGGAATACGCAGATTCTTCGATATACCGAAGCACGCCACCCATATTATGCTGAAGGCTTCGACGATAAAACCAAAAGCGGTAAACGCCGTTGCCTTCGATGTTCGTCGGACACGTTCTTATCGCCAGTGGGGGGGAGATGTCTGGACATCCTCATATCAATATCGGGCACATGGAAGTAGGGGTATGTTCATTCTCCTTGGGGAGATTGGCACGATCCTGCCTAAAATATTAGGTGGGATGGTACCCGATATGACATACACGATCTGGGTCCAATGTTGGTACAAGGAGGAAGAGTAATGCAAGGCACGCTGAAGGTCATCTCGATATTCAAATCCATCGACGGTGAGATCAACGGCTTTAATGGAGCCGGTCAGGTCACTACGTTCGTCCGACTGGCGGGTTGCAACCTGAGATGTTCCTACTGTGATACGAGATATGCATGGGATCCTGCTTTCAATGGTTTCAAGGAACCAATGGAGATGACTATCGAAGAGATCGTAGAGCAGATCGAGACACCCCACGTCACGATTACTGGTGGTGAGCCTTTATTGCAATCCATGGTGACTCCTCTTTTGCTTAGGCTCAGTAATGATGAAAGGAGAGTCACTGTCGAGACAAACGGAACCTTTCATCCGTCGATAATGAACTACCTTATTCGGTACGTGGTAGACTATAAGATTGAACGGCTCTCGGGCAACTATGCCGCAACCTTCCGTACTGTCCTGATGGGCCTGCGTGCTATCGATGTAGTCAAGATAGTTGTCAGGGACGAGGACGAGTTTCATCTCGCCAAAGATAACCTCGACGGGTATACAAAAAGGTTTGCCAAATCGGCCCCTCGCCGTGCCTACTCACCATTGTATGGTGTGATGGACCCCGCCGAACTGGCAGAACTGGTCATCGAGCACGACCCGGAGGCGTCGATCAGCCTCCAACTGCACAAAATAATCTGGCCCAATGCGGACCAGGAACGATAGAAGCCAGGTATAATGAACTAACACGAAAGGAAAAACCATGGCTAAGAAGTACACGAAAGAGGAAGCGTTGGGTATTTGTGAAGGATTTGGTGTGGATGAAGAGGGCAATCCAGGTATCGATATAAGCAGTGCGTCATGCCAATACTGCGAGGAGAATGACCCCGATTTGTACGCCCAGTGCAGAGAAGAATGCTTCCCCGAAGAGGAGAAACCCAAACCCAGGAAGTCCCGCAAGAAGGCGAGCAGGAAGACCAAGACTGAACCAGAACCAGAAGCAGAAGAGCAAAAGGAGCCCGACATGTCCGAACCCAAACCCAAGCGTCAGAAGAAATCCCGTAAGAAGGCTTCGCGTAAGCCGAAGGCCGACAAGCCTGAGATCCCCATCGGCATGGAACAGTGCACCGCCTGCGAAGGTTCGGGCAAGAACAGCAAGGGAGCGAAGTGCCCTATCTGCAAGGGGAAGGGATACGTACCGGTGGCGAAAGAGAGCACCGAGAAGGGTGAGAAAGCACGAGGATCGTCCGAGAGCGATTCCAAAGGAAAAAACAGGGCGACACCCGCTAAGAAGAAGAAAGCCCCGGAGAAGCCCGCCAAGAAGGCCAAAGCAGACAAGCCGAAGAGGAAACCGAAACGGCTGGACGTGCTGATCGAACTCGTCAACAGGGGTAAGGCCAGGACGATTGACCAGTATGCCGAGGAAGTGGCGAAGAAGGTCCCTCAAGATGCAAAAGCCGTGACTGGATTGATCAAGCAATGCTTCCGATTCGCTGTCGGCATCGGCCTCGCGGCAAAGGACGAGAAAGGCAAATACACCTTCAATGAATAAAATCTTCCTGGAAGATTGTCGCGATACACTGGACAGGGATTTGGATTATGACTATGTGTTTATGGTGCCCCCTGATTTTGCAGAACTAGGGCTGGACCCAAAGAAACAAGTCGATGAATATGTTAGGTTCCTCGTATCGGTATTCAGCAGAATCGAGCCTTCATCGGGATTCGTCACTATCGGTATGACCGATAGGAAGGCAGGTGGCGTGATAGTCCCCAAGCATACGCTCGTGATAGATATGCTTGGGGACTTGGGCTATCGGTATGTTTCGCAAAAGATATGGTGCAAATCTTATAAGATCAATCTGTTCAGGTTGAACTATTCATTCGTAATGACATTCTGTTCCAAGAGGAAGGGCAGCAATGGGAATGGCTGCAAACCATACAAAGAAGATGTGTGGAATGCCCACGTTTACAGACACCAAGGATTCAATTATGCAATCGCATTGAATGTAGTGAAGCGGTGCATAATGAATTTTACAGGTGAAGGACAAGTCGTGTACGACCCATTCATGGGATCAGGTACGACAGCGATTGCCTGCTTGGAGACTGGTAGGCGATATATCGGCAGCGAGGTAAGTAGTGAACATCATGCGATTGCGAAAGACAGGATAAGACGATACAAAAAAGAGAAAAGCGGAAGGATGTTTTGAATGGCAAAAACGGCGAAGGACATTAGAAAGTCCAGACGGGAACGAGAGAGGCTAAAAACAAAATGGGGTGGGCAGATTCCAGACACCGTGTGGGATGTTAATTACTCATTACACGGTGGGATTTATCGGTTAGGTAAAACTCAACAGAAAGTAGCAACAAAGAAACAACATGAACGCATACTCAGTGAGGAAGTGGATCAAAACATAATGTATAAATGTTGCAACATGTGGGGTAGGAGCGTACGCGGCAAAGGTGGAGGATTGTCCGTCTTCCCCTACGATGTTCTGCGTAGATCAATTCTGTTTTACACAGAAGAAGGAGACACGGTACTCGATCCTTGTGCAGGACACAACTCTAGGATGCAGGGTGTCTGGCAACTAGGACGGTCTTACATAGGCTACGATGTCTGTCATGAGTTTATGGAGTTCAATCGCAAGATCGCCAAGAAGATCCAAAAGCGAAGAACGGAAAGGGAGTTTTTCAAACGTGGTACAGGCACCATCACCCTGATCGAAGAATCATCCGAGTGTATGGAAGAGGTAGAAGACGAGTCGGTGGATTTCATACTGACCTCTCCTCCTTATTGGGATTTGGAATACTATGATGAGCATCCAGACCAATTAGGATTTGGTCATACATACGAAGAGTTCCTGGATGGTCTGGAACGTGTAGTGAAAGAATGCTACCGTACATTGAAGCCGGGTAAGTTTTGTATATTCAACGTCAATGACTTCATCAAAGACGGTACCTTCTATACATACCACTCCGACCTCAAAGATAGATTCTTGAAAACAGATTTTGTCTTGTGGGATACAATTATAATAAGGTGGCCGGGAGCATTCAAATCCATGTTTGCTTCTCAGTTGGGCAAAACGAAGAGACTAGGTAAGGCCCACGAGTACCTAATGGTATTCAAGAAACCGGAATAGAAAGGAACCTCCAAAATGAAACGCAAGGAATTACTAGACGCAATCAGCAAGCTCTACCCCACGATCACTACCAACCCAATAGCCGAAGAGATGTCGTTTTTCAAGTTCGATGAAGGCTTCCTCTCCGCTTCCGATGGTATTACATGGATTAGGGTAAAGGCACCATCCGATATGAAATTGAACTGTCTCGTCCCGGCCCAAAAACTCTACAAATTGATCTCTTCAATGACCGCCGAAGAAGTCGATCTGTCTCTTAAAGAGACCTCCGACGAGGAAGGTGAACTCAAGATCAAAGCGGGCAAGTCAATAGCAACGTACAAGGTACCACTGGAAGGGGGGGTGCTGGACGATTTAGATTTCGATGTGGATGGATGGTATGATGTACCGGAGGACATGATAGTAGGATTGAGAAAGACGAAGTTCGCCGCGTCCACGGACGCCTCCCGTGGCGTGTTGTGTGGCGTCTTACTGGACGATCAGGACATTATCGCCGCCGATGGCCAACGGATAGCTAGGTTCAGATCATCCGAAGCACTCACGGAGGATGGTGAGAGGATCGTACTCTCGATGAACCTGGTCAACCTGTTAGGAAACTATAAAGGGCTGAACGAATGGACTGTCGAGGATGACACAGCCTACTTCAGATCGGAGGATGGCACCATTATAGCGGGCAGGACGATAGATGGTGATTACCCAAATGCAAAAGAATGGCTATTACAGGCGAAAGATGCCGAAGGGTCGGTAGCTTTTCCCAAAGGAGCGGCCGAATCATTGAAGAGACACTTGGATCAGCAGATAGACGTGTCTCCAATGGACAAGGAAGTCCTTGTCACGTTTGGCGGTAAATCGTTAAAACTGGCCTCCACGGACGAGGAGCATTCGTATACACTAGACGAGACTTTGATGCTCGGCGAGAAGGTAGGACAGGAGATTGAGTTTGGAATCCATCCCGAGTTTCTATTAGACATCCTCGGCAGCACCACCACAATGAGATTCTCCACAAAGGAAGAGACGAAGTTCATCGTATTCGATGACAAATCGTTTACTTATATGGCAACGGTAGACACTGGCAACGAAGAAGAGGAAGAAGAGGAAGATAACGAGGACGAAGATAACAGGGAGGATTATGATGAAGAGGTAGAGGAATGATCCGAGATTATACTGCATTCATCAAACAGAAATCCCAGCTCGATGAGATGCACGGATTCGAGCCGGAGTGGATTCCTGATTTCCTATTCCCGTTTCAGAAATATCTGACTGAATGGGCTATCCGTAAGGGGCGTGCTGCTATCTTCGCCGATTGCGGATTGGGAAAGACCCTCATGCAGCTTGTCTGGGCGGAAAACGTGGCACAACATACGAACAAGCCTGTGCTCATTTTATCCCCGTTGGCCGTATCGCCACAGACAGTGCGCGAGGGTGAAAAGTTTGGGATCGAAGTAACTAGGTGTATCAATGGCAAGCACAATGGTGACATCGTAATCACGAACTATGAACGATTGCACTACTTTGATCCTAATGATTTTGGCGGGGTAGTGTGCGACGAGTCCTCTGCAATCAAACATGAGAAGGCCAAGCGTCGTCAGGAGATCACGGCGTTTATGCGGAAGCGGCCATACCGATTGCTATGCACCGCGACGGCTGCTCCGAACGATCATATAGAACTAGGCACGTCCAGCGAGGCACTAGGCTACTTGGGTTTCCAAGATATGATAACACGGTTCTTCAAGCAGGAGACAGCAAAGGGCTTCTTGGGCTGGGGGCGACCGAAATATAGATTTAGAGGGCACGCCGCAGTTCCATTCTGGAAGTGGGTTTGCTCGTGGGCCAGGTCGTGTCGCAAGCCTTCGGACCTTGGTTACAATGATGATGGATTTGATCTACCACCCCTGAACGTAAACGAACACAAGATTGGCGTCGGGGCTGTCCGTAGCGGTCATTTCTTCGCGCTGCCTGCCATATCATTGCAAGAACAAAGAGAAGAGAGACGGGAGACGCTCGAGGAGCGTTGTGAGGCTGTCTCAGATATGGTAGCCGATATTGACGGACCATCTGTATCGTGGTGCCATCTAAATGCTGAGGGTGACCTGTTGGAGAAGCTGATACCAGACGCATTACAAGTCAAAGGGGCAATGTCGATAGAGGCCAAAGAAGAGACGATGGAGGCGTTTCAATCAGGCCAGATCAAACGATTGGTAATCAAACCTAAAATCGGGGCCTTTGGTCTGAATTGGCAGCACTGCAATCGAGTGACTACTTTCCCCAGCCATTCGTACGAGCAGTATTATCAAGCGGTGCGTCGGTGCTGGCGGTTCGGTCAAGAATACCCCGTAACCGTGGACATCTTTACGACTGAGGGCGAAGTCAGGGTATTGAGAAACCTAAAACGCAAAGCGGATCAAGTGGACGATATGTTTACGTCGTTAGTACAATACATGAACGATACGATCAGTGTCAATCGTGACTACGTATACGGACAGAAGGGAGAACTGCCTAAATGGCTAAAGTCATCAAACAAAAAATAACCGAGCGGTACGCCCTATACAATGGTGACTCATGCGAGGTATTGCCTACACTGCCTGACGAGTCGGTAGGACTGGTAATATACTCGCCTCCGTTCGCTACCGAGTCTGGCGGAGCATTGTATACCTACAGTTCATCCCCGCGAGACCTATCCAACGCACAGACATACAAGGAGTTCTTCGAGCACTACGAGATCATCGTAGCCGAGACGGCCAGGCTTCTCACGCCGGGACGCATCTGTGCGGTACATTGTACTGACATACCGAAGGCGGGAGCAAACATAGCCGGTCATACCGACTTCCCAGGCGACATCATACGACTGCATGCGAAGCACGGATTTGAGTATCTACCGCGTATCTGCATCTGGAAAGCACCACTTACTGTACGCAATAGAACTATGGCGAAGGCGCTATCTCACCGTACAATAGTAGACGATGCTACATTGTCGAACGTAGCTGGGGCGGATTACCTAATTCCGTTTCGTAAACTAGGTGAGAATCCAGAGCCCGTCAAACACAAGTATGGCTTTCTCCGATACGCTGGTGAACGTAAGATACCAGGCAAACTAAAAAAGTTCAAAGGATACAAAGGAGATCAGAAAAAGAACATTTACTCTCATTGGATATGGCGACAGTATGCATCATGCTTTTGGGATGACATTAGAATTAGCAACGTATGCAAATACAAAGAGGGCAGGGACAAAGACGATGAACGACATGTACATCCATTACAGTTAGACGTAATCGACAGAGCTTGTCAATTGTGGACTAATCCTGACGACATTATATTGTCACCATTCATGGGAATTGGATCGGAAGTATATGGGGCTGTGTCGAATGGACGGCGGGGTATAGGAATCGAACTCAAGCCTAGCTATTATCGCCAGGCCGTCAAGAACTGTGCATTGGCATGTGAACGATGGAAGAAACGCCAAGCCGAGGATGGCTTTTTCTAAGGAACGGTAATGAAAAAAGGATTCTTCTTCGACGATAGTGAGATTCGTAAGCACCCTACTAAGAAACGCCGAGTCGTCGGTGCGGGCTGCAGGGCATGTGGATTGCACAAGAAGTGTCTATCACCTAAAATGGAACCTCACGGAGATGGTGAACTGAATATCGTCGTTGTCGCCGAGGCTCCAGGAGCAACAGAGGACGAGCAGGGTATTCCACTCGTAGGTAAGGCGGGGAAGTTTCTAAGACAACGAATGAGGGAAGTCGGGCTGAACCTCGACCGCGACTGTATCAAACTCAATGTAGTACAGTGCCGACCGACTAAGCGAACTGGAAAGCGAACCGAGAACAGACCACCTACCGCAGAGGAACTGCAATGCTGCTGGCCAAGAGTAGAGAAACAGATCAAGGCGATACAACCAGACCTGATATATGCCTTCGGCACACCGGCTATCGCCTCGATACTCAGGGATTGCCCGACTGGAGCGACGGCCACAAACATGCACGGTCGGGTAGTCCCCTCGGCTTATTGGGGATGCTGGGTCGCTTGTGGATTCCATCCGAGCTATTTCATTCGGGGTAATGAGAAGCACGCGGGGCGGATGGATGAGATGCTATCGGCCGGATATACCAAACTAGAGCGAGGCTCCTACTACGAGGATGATACACTGGATCCTCTAGGTTATGTGATAATCGAGGATCTGGATTCCGCCCTGGATTGGCTCAATGTAGCAGGACAACCTTTCGATCCCGTAGACTTCGACTACGAAACAAACGGACTCGATCCATGGGACCCCTCGTTCAAAATCCTACTCGTATCCTTCGCAAAGTCGCCCGACATGGGATGGGTAATACCACTAGAGCATCCACAGTCACGATGGACGAAGGAGGAACTAGCTCAGATATTCGAAGCATTGAAACTATGGCTCCAGTCCGGCGTGGACAAGATCGTACAGAACAGGGAGTTCGAGGAGATCGTCAGCCGCATCCATCTAGGTGTCGGTATAAACAATGTCATCTGTGATACGATGGTCCGCCAGCATGTGATCGATAACAGGCAGGGCGTGACAAGTCAGGGCTTCCAGGAGTATGTCAGGTATGGTTCACTTCACAAAGGGCAAGTCAACAAGGCGAAACTAGAACATGAGTTCCTGGATACCGTGGCAAAGTATGGAGCACTCGATGCCCGATATGGCTTCCGCATATTCGAGGATCAGAACAAAGAAATGGATCCCGAACTCGAGAGAGCTTACGACTTGTTCCACGAGGCGATCCCACTATTCGTGGATATGAAGGAGCGAGGGATACAAGTAGACGAGGACATCCTGTTCAAATTAGACGAACAGACGAAAGCACTACGAGCCAGGGCGAAGAAGATTCACTCGTCACCCTGGTTGAAGAAGTACAAGAAGAGATATGGGAAGGATTGGGATAAAGGGTCTCCACAAGCCAAGCAACGGTTGTTCTATGGTATCATGGGATTAGAGCCTACCAAGTTGACGGCTGGAGGGGAATCGTTTGACGTACCGGAGGACTGTTCGACCGACGCCGAGTCGATGAAGAACCTATTGGCACAGGTGGATGCGGATTCCGAAGAGGCCGTCCTTATTCAAATGTGCCTCGACAATTCGTCACTGACAAAACTAGGGGGATACATAAAGAACATCAAACAGCTTTCCCGTCACGATGGTTTCCTTCATCCTTCCTTCTGTCTGCATAATGTCTCCTCGTATCGTTCGTCGAGCAACAGTCCCAACTTCCAAAACTTCCCTATAAGAAAGCCCCAGCTTGCCGTACTGAGAACATGTCTCGTACCACGGTACGATCATCTCGTGGAGGTCGACTTCAAAGGTAATGAGGTGTGTGGTATAGGAGCGGCGTCACTGGACGAGAACCTGATAATAGACATCAGGGATAAGGTTGACTTCCATCGACACTTCGCCGCTAGGCTATATGGAATAGAGGAGGAGGAGGTCACGAAGGAGGAGAGGTACTATGGTAAGAATGAGTTTGTCTTCCCCGAGTTCTACGGATCCTATTATGGTTCGATAGCAAAGCACAGACCTGAGTGGGAGGAAAAAAGGGTTCAGTTGGTCGAGAAGGAATTATGGGACAGATATGGAGACGTGAAAATATGGCAGGAGGACAATCAAGAGTTCTACGAACGGCATGGCTACGTTCAGTACCTGACAGGATTCAAATGCAGATTCAGTAGAATAGGGCTGATGTCCTTCAACAACGTATGCAATAGTCCTATCCAAGGGATAGCTTTTCACCGGCTGCTCAAAGTGCTAATCGAGTTAGACAAGGCGATGAAGAAGGAGAAGTTTGAGAGCCTGCTCATTGGACAAATCCATGACTCGATTGTCGCCGATGTGATCGAGGATGAACTGGATGACTTCATGGATCTGGCAGAGGAGATCGCGGGCACACCTCAATGGGATTGGGATGCGGTGATACCTTGGACCGTCGAAATTAAGATCGGTCCGAACTTACTTGAGTTGAGCGAGGTATAATGGAATGAAGGAAGAAACATGAACGAGCGACAGGAAGAACAGTTCGTCGAAATACTGCATAGAATCACCTGCGAGATTCACTTCATAGCAAAATGTAAAGGTTTCTGGGAGGACGCAAGGACCGATGGTGACCTCGTCGCTCTCGTGATGACCGAACTAAGTAAATACTACGAGGGCTTACGACAAGGCAATCCTCCTAGCGAGCACATACCTGAGTTCAGTCTGGCAGAGGAAGAACTGGCAGATGTCGTCATTCGAGTATTAAATATTGCCTATAAGCGTGGTCACAGGATAGCCGAAGCGATGCTGGCAAAGATGAAGTTCAACAAGACACGGCCGTATAAACATGGAAAGAAGTTCTAGATGCTATACCAGCAAACACGACCATCGACACTCGATGAGTTCGTAGGATCGAAGGATACGATAAAGGCACTCGCGAACGCTATCGAGTCCGAGAATCACGCTCACGTCTACCTGATGCAAGGGCCTTCGGGCTGTGGTAAGACGACGCTCGCTCGCATACTTGCTAAGGATTTTGGAGCGGCCGTCCACAACATTATCGAGAAGAATGCGGCATCGGATCGTGGTATAGATATGGCGAGGGACCTACAGAAATATGCCACCCTTGGACCTATCGGCGGTGGTAGTAGGGCAATCATCCTAGACGAATGCCACCGACTCACCAAGGACGCCTCGTCGGCGCTACTCAAGGTGTTAGAGGATGTGCCCGACTTTCAATACTATTTCCTTTGCACGACGGAACCGCAGACGTTACTCAAGACAATCCGCACACGCTGCGAGAAGGTTACAGTTAGCCTACTCGACGATGACGATATGTATGATTGCATCGTCAATGCCGCTGAACGTGCAAACATCCACGAGCCTCCCGAGGAAGTGTTAGACGCCATCGTGGAGTCGGCGAAAGGGTGCCCAAGAGAGGCGTTGGTCCTTTTAGAGAAGCAGGATGGGCTGGACGAGGACCAGGCACTCAGTGCAGTCAAGAGTCACGAGACCATAACCAGGACGACGAAGGCACTCTGTCAAGCTCTTGTCAAAGGTGATACGTGGACGAAAGTCATGGCTACGTATGCCAAATTAGAGGATAAGGACGTAGAAGGCACGAGGCGAGTCGTCCTCGGATACCTGTCGGCCTGTCTAAAAGGAGCAAAGAAAAAATCTGAGATGGAGAAGTTTGCAAACATGCTAGAGGAATTGACAGAGCACACGTACGATGCGGGTGAACCAAAACTAATGGCCATGCTTTACAGGGCATGGGAAGCCGGAAGATAACCCCCGAAGAAAGGAACGCACAATGAGTAAGGCGAAGGACAGACGTGAGAGACGGCGTGAAGCCGCAAAGCAGGACCAACGAAGGAAGGAGGAAGGCGAAGGTTTCAAGACTCAGATGAACTTTATCGTAGGTGCCGACGAGTTGGATGAGTTGGGAATCTCCGCGTACCGTCCAACAACCGACGATGACAGGGCAGTGATAAACAAGGTACATATCCTACCGTCGAATGAGGAGGACGCCGAGGAGAACCTGGATGTAATTGCCTTGGCGCTCTACATACATCGGGACGTCGGGGCCGATGGACTTTCCTTCCTGTGCCCAAAGTGGATGAGAAAAGTCTTCCACGATGCTCGGGCTCCCATCCCCGATATAATCGCCGATGGGAAGTGCCCTGTGTGTGAAGAGCATGAAAGGGTGCTCAAGAGGTTCTTCGACGAGAAGAATGAGGACCGTAAGAACGAACTGTACGATGAGCAGAAGGACCTGAGGGCATTTTCTGGCAGATGGAACAAGCCTCGTCCCAAAAAACTGCTCGCATGGGTCCGGGATGCTATCAATGAAGAAGCCGAAGAGGAAGCAAAGTTTTGGATCATGCCCCCATCTATCTACGATGAAGGGATACTAGAGCAAATCCAAGATGAGGATAACTTAGAGCTAGCAGGCGAAGATGAGAACGGTGTTGTGGACATCGTCGATCCCGACGATGGTTTTATCTTCCAATTCAAGGTCGAAGGCAAGGGCTATGATATGTACAAGGCCTACAAACTAAAGAAGCGAAAGTTCAGCATCACGCAGGACGAACCCGACTGGTTGAATGTTCCCCGGTACAAAGACCTCCTAGTCTTCCACGACTACGACACCATCGCCGAGGCTCTTCACAGTTCGGTAGAGGAAGAGGAAGAGAAGCCAAGACGCGGAAGACGCAAGAAGGCGATTGACCAAGCGGCCGAGGATTGGGATGAAGATGAGGCGGCTGCAAGGGATGCCGAAGACGACGAGGACGAGAGGCCTTCTCGCAGGCGAAAGCGTCGATACTCTGAGGACGACGAGGACGAGAAACCCAGACGTTCTCGGCGAAGTCACAAAGCCGAAGACGACGAGGACGAGAAGCCTACACGAACCAGACGAAAGAGAAGGACCAAAGACGAAGATGACGAGGAAGAGAAGCCCCGTCAAAAACGTAGGCGTCGTTCCGAGCCCGAGCCGGAAGATGACGAGGACGAGGATGATGCACAATCCACGGTCCGCAGCCGCGCCAAGAAAAGACGCCGCCGACGCAAAACCGAGGAGGACGATTAAATGACCCACGAAAAGATGGAAGCCGAGTTTGAGGATCTTCGGTCGCGGCTCTCGATCAATGTCAACAGCCTACACAAGGACGCTAGGATACAACCCGATCTGATGGCAAGGGCAGGCGAACTTCTAGCCGAGTGCAAGATGGAAATGAGACGTGCCCGGCTTGAGGCCGATGAATCGAAAGCCCATGCCTCCAGGCAGATCAGAGAGGATCCAGAACACTATGGCATCGAGAAGGCAACTCAAGCGGCAGTAGATGCTGCCGTACTACTGACTACGAGCGTTAAGCAGGCGAGCAGGGAACTTACCGACGCCTCCTACGATGTCGATAGAGCGGCAGCACTGGCCGACGCCTTTCAGCACAGGAAGTCGATGATACAGGATGAAGTCCGTCTATATCTCGGTAACTATTGGGGCGAGTGTGATGTCAAGGATATGAAGGACGCCGAAGCCGATGTCAGGGAAGATGTAGAGAAGAAAGCGACTGAGAAGCGAAGGCGACGGCGAAGGAGACCTACTAATGAGCGGGACGAATAACCCGATGAAGGGTCGATGGGTCAAGGAGACGCGATGATCAAGGAACGCAAACGCCGATCTATATCCAAGGACCTCAAACGCGAGTCGCTTCCCCCGTCGAGGTATTTTCTAAGTACAGGTAGCACGTTACTCGATCTCGCTATCTCGGACCGATACCCCGGTGGTGTGGGCAGTGGACGAACTACCCAATTGATCGGGGATAACTCCACGGCCAAGACTGTACTGATGAAAGAGATTCTAGGCTCGGCACAAAGACAAGGCGGGTTTGCAGTGGAGGAGGAAGCCGAATACACTCCCGACTTTGAACGTGCTGAACTGTTCGGACTAGACGTGGGCGATTGGCGTGACGGGGTTTTCGACTCTGATCTTCCTCTAATCGACGCTCTCGACCACGCCGACGCCTACGTCTACCGAAACCCGTCCTCACTCGAGAATGTGTTTGACGACGAGATAGCACAGATCGTCAATCTCTCCCGTGGGCAGTGGGCGGATGTGACTCTCAAAAAGAATAACAAGGGCGATACTGTCCGCAAGGTCAAGATGGAGGAGGTCGATGCAATACCCAAACCTATCGCCATAGGCATAGACACGCTGACGGCCTTACCCTCCATCGCTGAACTAAACAGGACACTAAATGAGAAGTCCTACAATATGGAGCGAGCGAAAGTGATGTCCGCTGGGTTCAGGAAGTACATCAAGCCCATCGGCTCTGAAGACATCACTATCGTCGCTGTAGACCATATCCGATCCAATGTGGGTATCTCATTTGGTAAGGACTGGACGGTGAGTGGGGGGAAGGCAATGCAGCAATATGCTAGTACGCGAGTATTCCTCAAGCACACGGAGACACTCAAGAACAAGCATGGGGTAGACTATGGGGTGAAGATACACTTCAAGGTGGTTAAGAACAAGCTCGCCCCACCATTCCGCGAAGGTGATTTCTACGTAATCTTCGACTACGGCATCGACGATATACGATCTAACATCGAGTGGTTGAGGAATCAAAAAGTAGATTCCAAGCTCAAAGTTAAAGGAGCATGGTTCAACTGGGGAGAAGAGCGGCTAGGGCAAGGAATCGAGAAGGCCATAACCAACGCCGAAGAGATGGGTGAGACGATGGTGAGGGCGATTGAGAAGGAAGTCGTCAGGGTATGGCGAATCATACACGAGCCGACTAAGAGAAGGAGAAAGAGATGAGTGATCTAGTAGTGGCCTTCGATCCGGGCAAGGATGGCTTTATCTCTTACCTTCACGACGGGGAGACGGGTAGTTGGCCTATGCCTACCGTCAAGATCGGCAAGGGAGGGAAGAGGGACTATGACATCACTGCCCTACGTACGATCCTCGATGAAATAGCCGATACAAACCACGACATAGATCTTGCTGTAATCGAAAAGCAGCAAGCTATGCCTGGTCAGGGAGTCACATCTATGTTCTCGATAGGTATGGGCTATGGTCTGCTGCTTGGCTTGGTTACCGGTTTGCGTCTACCCTATGCTGTAGTTCACCCGAGAACGTGGAAAAAGATCATGCTTAGGGATGTGCCCGGTGACGACCAAAAAGGCAGGTCGATCATAGCAGCGGGCAGGCTTTTTCCTAACGTCGATCTTAGGAAGAGCGAACGAGCTAGGAAGCCTCACGACGGTAAGGCCGAGTCATTGCTGCTCGCATGGTATGGATTGCATCACCTATTACTCGTACCCGAAAAGAAGCCGAAGAGGCAGAGAAGGACGATTCCAGGAGGTGGGTTTGGTTATTGGTAGGTATAATGGTATGACAGGAAAGGATAGGAAGATGACAAAGAAAACATGGAAAGATTATGTGAGACAAGCTGTCGAGAAACGCCCCAATGCTGAAAGGGCCGTCAAGATCAAGTATGCTATCAAGTTGCTCCACAAAAACGCCGAGGTAAGAGAGCCTTGGATGAACCAAATGGAGTACCGTGCGGTCCAAGCCGAGGTAGACGCACTGGAAGCAGCAATCAGACGGGACGCAAAAGACAAGATTGAAGCGGCCGTCGTCAGCAATCCAAGCTGGAGAGGGGCCGAAGTCATAGACGCTTCCTCGCCTCTCATAGCGGCAACGATCTTCGATACCTGGATAGTGCGGGGCAAGCCGATTATGGCTTGTACGGGTACCGAGTTGAAAGCCGAGGCTGTGATTTCCCGTAAGCAGGCCTCGGGTAAACTCAAAAACGCGGAGTTCTACGAATGGCTGTCAGAGGAGGCGGGGGAAGATATTGTTGGTGAGGCAGTATCGACCGAGGATGCTGCTATGCGTTGGTGCGAGATTGCGGGAGTCGCTGAGGGCTCCCTTGTTTGATATATTGGAAGGCGGACGATCATCCCTTGTCACCCTGACGCCGCATGCCGCCTTCCTTTAAGTTGAACGTGGATGGACCAATCGCATAGTGTCACCCTTATAATGACTGTCCATCCATTTGATAATTGAATAGTAGTGTGGACCAGGTCATGTTTGTCACCCATACAGTCAGTGTCCACACTACAAACTAAAATGGATGTGGGCCATAGTAAGGTTGTCACCCTATGTACTCATGCCCACATCCACGAAACTCAAAGTGTGGACCATATATCGTCTGTCACCCTTTAGAAGATTGTCCCCACTACAAACTAGGATGGACCAAACACCTTTTGTCACCCTTACGCGGCGTGTCCATCCCATAAACCAAAAGAGGAAGGCCGAACCTGTTGTGTCACCCAGAGAAACGTTGCCTTCCTCACAAAACCAATGCGAAGCGGGCCACGACCCGACTGTCACCCATTGCTGGCTTGCCCGCTTCGCCTGACATTGAAAGGAAGAGCGATGAAACAGGAAAGAGACCAATCCACCCCCGACACCCAAGACCCCGACATCTCAATCCACCTCATTCAGGACCGCTACCGCCACCGAGTAGCGGCACAGGATGCGAGAAAGAGAATCGACAGCCAAACAGGGGCCATGGTTCGCAGATACCTTGGCTACCAAAACGATCTTCCTGAAAAAGAGACCAAAAGGATCGCCGAGGTAGCCTCGGAAACGATTAAGGCCATCCAAAAGGGAACCGAAGTACCCGAGGCAGGACAAGTCATTCTCGATTCGCCTGCTTGCGTCATGTTCATCCTCGCGGCAAAGGAATCGAGGCTGCCCTATATCAATCACGAAAGGCAATGTGAGAAGGAGATGGTCTCCATGGCTAAGAAGCTCCCCGTATATAAATGGGTTGAGTCGGTCAAGGGACTGGGTGCGGTTGGGCTGGCCGTTCTCGTTGGTGAGTGTGGTGATCTGTCGAAGTATGCCAATCCTGCAAAGCTGTGGAAGCGCCTCGGATTGGCCGTCATGGATGGACGCAGGCAGGGCGACCCTGGGAGCAACGCGACGGCCGAGGATTGGATCGAGCATGGGTACTGTAAACGTAGGCGGTCAGCGTGCTGGACGATTCGAGAGCCTCTACTCAAGAATGATAATGAGTACAGGACATTATTGCTCACCAGGAAGCAATTCGAGTATGATAAGGCGACCAAGATTGGATTAGTGGTCGCAACGACAAGTAAAAAGACGGCCGACAATTGGGAAAAGGTTGGCTTGCCCAGACCGGAAGTCGTGAAAAAGGTCGATACGGAAATCCACCGTTCAGTAGGGCACATCCACAATCTCGCTGCTCGGTATGTTGAAAAGAGAATGATTCGGGATCTGTGGCGTGCCTGGAGAGATGTAGCGTAAGGACGATTGAATAATGCAAGAAAAACACATGAAAGAAAACCTCTATCAAGCCTCGCTGTGCATAGGTAGAATAGAAGTAGCTCTGAACGATGACAATCATGGGATAGACCCAAGTCGGGCGGCGGAGATCAGGGACCTGCTTGTCGAGGTAAGAGAGCCTTTGACAAAGGCGATACGTCTACTAGATGACGTTGTGAAGATTGGATGGGATGGAGATTGAGATGATCCAGTCAATCCAGATAAAGAACTTCCAGTCTCACAAGGACACGAGGATCGACCTAGCCGACGGCATGACGATCCTTGTCGGCACGTCCGACTCCGGCAAGACCTCCATACTGAGGGCTATCAACTGGGTAGTCAATAACAGGCCACGAGGTAGGGCATTCGTCAGGCATGGCTCGGATGGTGAATGCAATGTGGTCATCAGGACTGACGACCGCGATGTCCACCGATTCCAAAAGAGCAGCAAGGGAGAGTACCGCGTGGACGGTGAAGTGTTCACCGCTCTCGCGGGTAACGTGCCACCACAAGTACAAGAAGCCCTACCCTTGCTCGATCTCAACGTGTCGTCCCAACTTCAATCACACTATCTCGTCCTCGACAGTCCAGGCAAGATTGCCAAGGCGATCAACGACGTGGTTCACTTGGAGGAAGCCGAGGAGATGATCGACACTTTGGCCTCCCGTATCAGGAAAGCCAAAGCAAAGATCGAAACAAACGAGGATCGACAGGATGCTCTAGAATCGTCCCTAAGGGCATTCGAGGGGTTAGGTGTATATCGACACGTCTTGAAGGACGTTTGTACGTTAGAAACGATCCTCGTACGTTCCAGGGACGATCTGACACGTCTCGATAGGATACTCGACGATCTCCACGGGATCGCCGAGCAAGACGTAGTCATTCCGGAGGGTATAGAGGCATTGCTAGACGAGATCGGACAACAGCAAGAAGAGGTCGTAGCAATGAAGGATAATCTTGATTGGCTGTCCAACCTCGTCGAGGACATTAGAAAAGCCGAAAAAGAGGTTCCCGACACAATAGAGGCCGAGAGGTTAGCCAGTGAGATTGAAGCGTTGAGAGAAGGGACAAACGGGTCACAAAAGACATGGCGAATGCTGCGAGGTATCACGAACCAGATAGAGGATCTGAACGAGAGCATTGCCTCCCTCACCAACGAAACTAGACGTGAGAGACGAGTGTATAATGATTTGTTGAACGAGTTGGAAACCTGCCCGACCTGCGGACAGGAAATAGACGATGAACAGAAAGAACTCGTGCTGGAGAACATGAGATGAGTGAAACGAACTCTCTTGGAATGAGACCACAGCCCAATCCATCCTCTAGTGACCACCCAGCTATCTGGGATATGGTGATAGCGGATATGAAGGCGAGGGATCTGAAGGGATTGGAATCTTACGGCACGAGACTGAAGGCATTTAATGGACGGGATGCTCTCGTGGACGCCTATCAGGAAATGTTGGATGCCGCTGTGTATCTTCGGCAGGCCATATATGAAAGGGATAATAATGAAAATCCTGATAGTAGGTGACCTGCATTTGAGAGTTCGCTGTCCCCGCAAAAGGACGGACGAGAACTTCATGCACACCTGCCTCGACAAGCTTCATCAGATCCTCGACATCGCCGTGGAGTTCGGATGCGACTTTATCGTCCAAGCGGGAGACTTCTTCGATTCTCCCGATCCATCCAAAGAACTGATAGCCGAAGTCATCGAGCACCTCAGGACATCCTCGTGTCCCGTTTTCGTAATCCACGGTCAACACGACCTCGCCTTCCATAATAAAAATGCATCCCGTAGATCGGCTCTCCGTATACTAGAGGCTGCCAGATGCCTTACATCACTCAACACCATCCCTGAAGGATATGGGAATACTAACCTATATGGAGCCTCATTCGGACAGACTCCCACTCCACCAAAAAACACAGATGTCTACAATATCCTAGTCGCTCATACGATGGTGGGTAACAGGCCTCTATGGCCGGGCCACGACCTGACAGGTCCGAAGGCGTACATGAGGAAGTACCCGTGGTTCGATCTATATGTCGTAGGTGATTATCACTACCCATTCGAGGAAACATGCAAGGATAAGGTAATGATAAACGCTGGGGCCGTCCTGCGTCTGACCTCAGATAAGCGGGACAGGACGAGGCACCCTAAGGTAGTTGTCTATGATACTAAGACAAACGAGGCAGAGGACATCCATCTGAAAGTATTGCCGTGGGAGACGGTGTTCGACCTAACAGAAGAGGAAACAGACAAACCACAGTTCGATGAACTGATAGACAGGCTGAGGAAGCAAGGTGAGATCGGTGTCTCCTTCGCCGAGAATCTGGCATCGTACCTCGAAGGGCGGGACGTGGAAGAAGCAGTACGAGATTTGCTGTGGGAATGCCTAGAGACGAAATGAAAAGTACTCCAGTAGAAATCGAAGGGACCACGTCGAGAACGACCCAGGAGATTCGATTGAATCTTCGTGGGGGAGGCCCTCAAGGTATGGAGGTCATTTTTACCTGTACGAAAGGCAAAACTGAGATTATGATATGGAACCCATACTTGAAGAAATGGCGCAGTATAGAATAGGACATTCAGATGGAATCTATCGCGGACAAAATCAAAAAGGCCCGACGGACGCTCGACGAGAAGAAGGCGAAGAAGGCCGAACTAAAAGGCCGCAGGAAGGCCCTGATGGAGGAACTTTTCAAGCACCACAAACTCAGGTCCATCTCGGCTGCCGAAGCGAGAATAGATGAGCTTGAGAGGCAGATAGAGGAGGGCCAGGAGGAGCTAGACGAGAAGATGAAAAGCCTGGACGAGATGATGGAAGAAATGGAGAAGAATAAAAATGGCAGATGAAGCAGCGATCAGATTCCACAGTACCGATGGATCGGATACGCTGGAGTGCCAACGATGCCACAAAAAGGAGCATGTTGACCTGGTTTGGTATTGTGTAAACCACGGGGTGTTCTGTTGGAATTGTGCATTGATTCTCCTATCGCGGCTCAAGGCAAAGACGACAGGGGACCAGGGAACATCGGATGAAAACGATACAGGAATATGAAGACTATCTAACAAGGCAGGAAGCCCGAGAGGAACTTCTGCAGGACGAACTCGACCGGTTGGCATCCAACTTGGTGGGTATCAGAAAAGACAAGGCAGATCTCGAGAAGGCAAGGGACATCGCCAATACCGTTCTGCTTCTCACGCAGGAACAGGTCAAGGCGTACGTGGACGAGATAGTGACACTGGCCCTGTCCTCCGTCTATCCTGGCTACTCGTTTGAGTTAGAATATACGATCAAGCGAAACCAATCCGAAGCTACCCCATGGATCATAAAAGACGGTGACAGGTTCTCACCTCGGGAGGAAGTCGGGGGAGGCGTGCTAGACATAGCCTCACTAGGGATGAGGCTGGCGATGTGGAGTCTGATGGAGCCCAAACCTGCCCCCATCTTCATACTCGACGAGCCTGCCAAGTTTGTCAGTCGAGATCGACAGGCCGATTTTGGCTCGATGCTCCACGAGATCAGCAAGATGCTAGGTGTGCAGATCATTATGGTTTCACACTCGACAGATATAATAGAACAAGCGGACATGGCGTATGAAGTCATACAGAATAAAGGTGTATCGAAAGTGACAAAGGTAGAGTAGAAAGGAAACAATGATGACCGACGAGATGAGTCCTAAACCAAAAAGAACGAGACGAAAGATCAAACCAGAGATTCGACTGTACCGTAAGATACAAAAGGCTATGGACGGTGACACTGCCGTTGCATTGAAGGGCGTGCTGAAGGCCCTTATAGGTCTGAGTAAGGCCAAAGGAACAGTTGTTGCAATCCATACCTTAGTTGGATGCACAACGGGCAACCACGCACCTCACGTGGACCTACTTACCAAGTACGATAGCCGATTGATCTTGACAACTAGAACCCGAAAGGCAATCGCTAACCTCCAGAGGAGTAAACAATGGCCGACAGTAATGGAAGTTCTCAAGAAGTCGTTGGGGTAGAGGAAGAGACCGTCTCGCCGACGTACGACAGGAAAAACAGGAAGGTACTACTAGCCGGACCCTATATTGGTGAGTTCGGTTGGGAGGTATTCTCCTGGCAGCCTCTCGTCCGTTCTGTCCTCCTCACCTCCCAAATGAAGGGCGAAGTGGATCACTGTATCGTCTACACGGGCCCAGGACGAGATAGGCTATATCCATGGGCGGAGGTCAGGACGTTCCCAGCCCCCGACTATGAGTCCGAATGCCTCGCCTGGCACGAGATGAACGAGGAAAAGAACAGTGAACTCAAAAGCCTGATCGATACTATGATCGGAGAGGTAAAAGAGGAAGGATGGGGCGACATCAAAACACTCACTCAAGCTCAGTTACCTTCTCTCGGCCACGAGTTCTTCGAGCGTGGTATGCCCGATCTTCTTCTCCCCGAAGGTCCGACTGATTGGAATAAGTTCGATTTAAAGGACCCAATTGACCCTGGACGGAAGACCGTAGCTCTCTGCGTCCGCGACCGTGCTATGAGCGATTGGCGTAACCTGGAATACGAGGACTGGTATGACCTGGCAGAACTACTCGACAAAGAGTTCAATGTCATAATGCTAGGCATTATCAATCGCCCCGATGATTGGCAGATGCCAGAAGGTGTAATCGACCTGACTAACAAGACGACGGTCAATGACCTGATCGACATCTTCCCGATCTGCGATCTCGTGGCGGGTGGCAGCACGGGGACGCTCCACCTTGCCTCCCGTTGTGCCAGACCTCATCTAGTATGGGCCGGTGAGAAGGAGGTTAGAAGGTACGCCGAGGCAAACTGGTTCGGGGCACCTCATAAGGTCTACGTCGAAGGGTGGCAGCCTGATATATATACCGTCCACATAGCAATCCAACACTACCTGAAACAGGGAGAATGGATATGAGTGATGGAGAAAAAACCTATACCATTAAGGTCACCTGTACTAATTGTGGCGAGGGCGGAGAAGGCCTCGTAAGGCCCTACGAGGTGAGTGTTCCTATAGGAACACGTGCCAAGCATTTCTTACCTCACCACACCTGCCGAACTTGCGGGTGACATACACTCGTAGCAATCATAGCAAAAGGAACTCAGCAAAGATGAATAAAGGACAAGTACTAATCACATTCGACGACTGCACAAGCGACCAACAGGAAGCCGCCTATGCCATGACGGAGAGAGGGCTAACAGGCACGTTTGGTGCGGTAACGGATAGGATCGACACACCAGGATTTATCACTCTAGTCCGGCTCAAAGAATTATCCGACAGTCATTTCATCTGCAACCATTCCCGAAACCACATTTGGTCGGGAGGAGGTCAAGAGAAGGAAGGACTGAAAGAGCACGGCAAGGACGAGTTGACCAGTGACTACCATGATGGCAGGGAGTGTCTGAATGCCTGGGGAATGCATGGCGACTACCTCATGGCTCCCTTTGGCACGGCAAACGTCCTGGGTGAGGAACACCTTGCCGAATTGATCGAGGAGTTCAAATGGATCCAGTTGACCTTTGGTGCCCCACTACCGGAGGAACTGGAACTGTGGACACCTACGGGAGGAAAGCGCCTCTATCCCCACGGTTATCCCGGTAGGGTCATTGGCATCTCTGCGGCGGCGGACATGAGGCACCCTGGCGATGTTAAGGAGAAGGTGGAGAACACAGTCAAGCTAGGTTGCCTATGCGTCCTGCTTTATCACAGGGTCGGGCACGTCGTAGGCAATGCAATGAACCTGACGTGGGAGCGATTCATCGAAGACATGGACATGATCTCTGGGTATGTAACTGAAGGCGGACTGGAATGTGTGACACCCGACATGCTAATAGGTGAATGATGAAGTACAAGGAAGGATATGGCGTTGGCATTCCCACGTTGGGCAGGGATAAAATCCTACTACGAACAGTCGAGGCGTTCCTCAGACAGACGAGGCCACCCGGGCATATCATAATCATAGATAATAATCCAGGCGATCATGCCATGGTGATTGATGCGAAAAGCAGCACAAGCCAGACGGAGGTCCTCTGTACGAAAGGCAAGGGCAAGAAAAGCGATGCCTCGGGCAGTCAACAGGCATTGGGTCTCCTTTCCATGCTCGGTTACAGAACGGCCGTTAAGTGGGATGACGATCTTATTCCCGAACTCGACTGTATGGAGCACCTCGTCTGTTGTGTCGGTAAGTACGGCTGTGTTGCCAGAGGCGGACTGTATCCGAGGACAGGTGAGACTAGAGCCACGACGATAAGACCGGTAGACGGCGTGTTCGTGGATGCTGGGGGGAGGCAAATCACCTATCCAGGTTACTACATGGAGGCCGTTGTGCCCGATGGTACTCCCTCTCATATCCAATTCTTTCATTGGGATTCTGTTCATGGTCATTGGACACTGAATACACCGGCCCTCTATTCGTCCTTCGCCTACTCGATTCCCGACGCACTACTTCTAGGTGGATTCTGTACCTCGTATAGTAGTCATTCATACAGGCATGAAACAGACTTCACTTTGCGTCTGGCCAAAGTCGGACAACTTAGGATAGACACGAAAGCCAAAGCCGAGCATCTACTCGCTCCAGGGGGCCTACGGACAATCGATGAAAAAGAAGCACGGCGGATGAGAGAACACGACCAGGAACTCTTCGAGAGACGTATGGAGTCCTTTGGTATTAGTCCGACCGACTGGCGAGAGGGAGTGAGGCTACAATGAAAATCGCCGTATGCACGACACCTCAGAATCCCGTACCTCCTGTTAAGTATGGTGGGGCGGAAAAACGTGCCGACATCATCGTCCGTAAGATGATGGGGCGGGGACATATAGTCCATTTGTACTGTGGTCCTGGATCGACTTGTCCTGCGGACTGGAAGTTTGAAGCGACCTCTACCAAGATGTCGGCACAGCGAGAATATATCCCTCCCATCTTAGATATTGGGTACGATGCAATACTCGACATGACTTCCTACCACATTATGTCATGGCCGAAGGGAGCGGAGAAAGACATAAGACCAGTCGCCCTAATGGCTGGTGATCCGCACAAGAAGTATCCCCATGATACTATCAGGAATCGAGTGTATGTCTCAAAAGAGTTTGCAGCGTTCAACGGTTGTCCAAACCATCCAATCGTACACAACATTATCCACGAATGCCCTGAGAGCGTTGCTTATGAGTATGGGGAACCACCAGAGCGGTATGCATTCTATCTCGGAATCATCCGACCAGAAAAGGGACTGCATATTGCAGCGAAGGCGTGCAGAAAGCTAGGACTGAAGTTCAAGGTGGGGGGGCCCATACTAGATGAAACCTACTGGGCCGGAATCGAGCCGTTGGATGGTGTCGAATATCTCGGGCTTATCGACAACGATTCCGAGGAGAAGTGGAAATTGTTCGGGCAGGCCTCCGTGTTTCTGTACCCCGCGCTATGGTGTGATGCCGGCCCTCTCGCACCGATGGAGTCATTACTGGCCGGTACACCTGTAGTAGGTTTTGCTAATGGTGGGATATGTTCCGACGTTCAAGATGACATCAACGGGTGGCTTCGGCCAAAAAACATGGCACTGGATTATATCTCTATGATCCGTCACACACTGGAGCTAGACCTGCATCCAGGACGAGTACAAAAGTCCATACTTAAGGCCATCGACCCCGACAAATGTGTGACCAAATTGCTCAAGCTACTCAAACGAGCGGCATCAGGGGAGGAGTGGTAATGTTTGGCCCTAGTGATGTCTATGTACAACAAGAGTTCATCCATCATAGAATGGAAGGCTTCCATCAACTCCTAAGGGACACGGAGACGAAGTTCAAGCAAACCTTTGGTCTAGATCAAGATGAATGGATCGTCCTTTTCGTCACGGGGTCAGGCACATTGGCAAATGAGATCGTGCTCGATAGTTTAATTCCCGAGTTGCGGATACGGAGCAAAGGGCAGTTTTCCCGTAGGCTTAGATTACTGGCGTCCGAGCGCACGAAGGTTGGGATCGGCTCTCGTATGGCTGTTGCAGACGCCTATGTCGCCTATGAAACAGGGGAGAGTCGTTTCATTCACGCACCAGGGAAGGAAGGTGAAAGATCGCTGCTGTTCTGCGATATGATCTCCGCCTTCCCTTACTATATGCCAGACGAGTCGGTAGACGTATGGACAACGGTCACAAGCAAGCAACTACGATGCGAACCTGGATTGTCCTTGATCGTCCTGAGGAAGCATTGTCTGCGTTATTTCAGGCCGGCAAGACCGAGTAATAGTACCTTGAGTCTAGCCTCCTATGCTCATTATCGAAACTGGGAGGAGACACCCCACACACCAGTCATTCAATTGATCGACAATCTGAGATACGAGCTAGACAGCCGGACAAGAGATAAACCTCGATACTATGAAGACATGATCGACAATAGAAGGATGAAACTCGTCGAGGCTATCGGGGAGGAAAATGTCATTGGCGAAGGGCCTGTCGCCACCTTAAAACCCATAGAGGATCAGTTTGCTAAACAAAAAAGCCTGTACTGTAGTCCACATGGGTGGCAGATTTTTCTATATGCAAGACTATCGGTGGTGGGTACGATAGAGTTCGAGTGGCTAGTCAAGGAGTTAAAGTCACTCTATAAAGATAAAGGAGTGGGTGTGTGAGTGTACTGGCCGTCTTTCTCAATAAGAACAACCCGAACAACTGGCGTCCATGCGAGCGGGAGAGTATGGAACGACACTTTGGTAGTATCGAAGAGACTGACATTACCGAGGCAGATAAGTGGAAAGTATGTCTCGGCTCTGCCTAAGGAAAACAAAAGTATGAGGCCCATCGTATTTGTTAAGGCGAACCCAAACGCAGGATCAGCCAAAACCAGAGGCGACCAAGTAGCAAATCTACTTTTGAGTAGAGGACTCGACGCTAAAAGTGTATCGCTATCGCAAGCAAAACAAATGGATTTAAGTGAGTCCCTGGTAGTAGTTATAAAGGAACTTATCAAAGAAGCCTTTGACCTACGAGCCTGGAAGATAATCTATGATGTAGTAGACAATAGCTCGATAATCAAACAAAGTAACATATCCATAATTCCACAAGAAGTAGACGCAATCATATTCCCAAACAAACGAGCATATATGGATTTGGGGAAAGCCATTGACCGCCCTAGTTACTATATCTATCATCTCTCATTCAATGTCATCCCCATTAAATCCAAAATCTTCTCCGTGGCATATTGTGGAGCCAAAGAGGCGTTTCGCTCCATAGATAAATTACCGGGCATCGTCAAAAACTTCTACGACCCCACGATGCTTGAGAACCCAAAAAGATTAACAGCCTATCTAAAGACAGCGAGACAAGTTGCCTGTCATCTAACCTTTAGGGACATCCCCTATAAACCTCCGATCAAGATTTCATTTGCTGCAAAGTGTGGTAGCGTGATTGTGGGGAACAGGGACAGTGGGGGAGCCGAGGAGTTTCTCGGTAAGGGTTATCCATATCTTGTCCAGAAGTATTCGATAGACGATCTTGCGGACATGATTGATAAAGCCGCTATGACTTTTCAATCTTCTATATGGAGAAGGGCTGAGGCGGCAATGGAAGATGTACGACAACGCTCTACAGACGATCGCATCATACAAGACTATATAGACTTTTTTGAGAAAGTTCAGGGATAAAATGAATGATAAGAATGCGATGAGTATAACCTCAAACGATGTTAAACTATTCAAACATCTAGATAGCCTACAAGCATTGCAAAATGGTCAATCATCACCTGTGATGCTCCATATAAGCCCTACGAACCTATGCAATATGAAGTGCAGTCACTGCTGCTTCTTTGGTAGAAATAGGACGCAGAACTTGAGCTTGGATATTATTCAAGCCGCGGTCGATAGTTTCTCTAAGTATGGCCTCAAGTCGCTGGAACTTACTGGTGGTGGTGAACCTACTCTATATCCTGAGATGGGTGCATTGATGGAATGGTTGAAGGAAACTGGTTGGCCTGTTGGCATGAACACCAACGCTCTGTCTATCCACAATGTGCCTACTTGGGATGCCTTTCGTTGGGTACGAGTCTCACTCAACATACTAAATGTCGAGAGTGATGCCGATGACTTCCTGAGAAATGTCCGATTTATCCAAGATACAGGAACCAGAGTCACGGCATGCTACATCGTATCAAAAGACTATACTGACGAGTCCATAGAAAGGGTGCTGAGGTTTGCGGATACAGAAAGAATACCAACTCGGCTAGCGCCTGACTGCATACAAAAAAAACCAGACATTGCAAAGCTGATACAGAGGCTCGAAGATAGTTTTGGCAATGATCTATGCGAAAGCGAGTTTGTTTTCTTATCCTCATTCAATGTTTATCTTGAAGATAGACAAGACGACAGATGCTATCTCCATCTACTCAAACCCTTCCTGTATACTGATGGTTGGATATACGACTGTCCAAGTTCTGAGCTATCGTATGAAAACAACCGAACTATGAAACCAAAGTTCCGCGTCTGCAAGTGGGATCAAATCCATGACCATTATAAATGGCCACCAAAGCCCAGGCACCAAACTTGTCATTATTGCAAATACGCTGAACAGAATAGGATTTTGAGGGCGGTCCTAGAGAGGACACAAGATAATGAGTTCTGCTAATAAGTTCGACAAAGACTACTATGAAAGAGGAGTAGAGTTAGGTGTATCATTATATACTAATTATCACTACATGCCTGAACGATCTAGACAAGAAGCAAAAGCAGTCATCAGTAATCTCGGATTGGACAAAGAGCACACGATACTGGATTTTGGTTGTGCAAAGGGTTTCCTAGTTAAGGCACTAGTTGAATTAGGATACGATGCATACGGCACTGATATTAGTAAGTATGCTATATCCCACTGCGAACCAGAAATAGATCATCGCATATTTATTTTGTGTGATTCGATCATAAAGAATAGACGATTCGATTATGGTTTCTGTAAGGATGTGTTGGAGCATAGCGAGGACCTAGATACTGATCTATCCACGATTGCTAAACTATCCTCTCGATGGTTGGTTTGTATCCCACTAGCCGACAATGGTAATTACAGGATTGAAGACTATGAAAAAGACACCACACATTTGATAAGGGAAAACGAGGCATGGTGGATTAGGATGTTTGAGAAACACTTTCAGGTGATATCTAGACAATATAGATTGGCAGGATTGAAAGATAAATGGTATGATCTTTCTCCAAAGGGTAACATGTTTGTGCGTATGAGGAAAAAACATGAGACAAAAATATTGGAACAACGATAGTGATGGTCAAGAGCCGCGTTTAGAATTGTTCGGGCTTCAACGGTCCGGCACTAGTTATCTCGGGCTGTTGCTAAAACTGAACTTCAATATGTTCTATTCAGGCAAAGCTCATAAGCATGCTAAGTTCAATCCAGAGAATACGAAAGTGGATTGTATATTCATAACAAGACATCCTTATGCTTGGTTACCTTCCTTCTACGATCTAAGTAGGCGAAGGGGTGATGTTGGTTCGTCTTGCTCATTTTCTAGCTTTTTGAAAAGAGAATTAACCTGTTCCCTAGCGTGGGCCAACACACCATCTGTAACTCAGACATCCTCTAATCCAATAACATATTATTGTGAAGTGAATAAGAATTGGTTGGATATCAATCAAACTCGATATGGAGAAAAAGTCTACAAAGGTCTGCATGTAAAATATGAGGATCTGTTGGACGCGAATGGACTTGTATCTCAACTACATCGAATATGGACTTTCTTCGATCTTGAGCGGCAATTTATTACATGGGTTGATGTACTAGAAGAAGTGGGTCCTGACAAGTATCTAACTGTTCGCCAACCTTTTGGCAGTAGACCGTACAGTAGAAAAGAGTACTACAAAAAGCAAAAGTATATAGATAGGTTTTCGGACGAAGATTTAGCTTTCGTACAAGGACAGATTGACACCAGCGTAATGAACAGACTAGGATATGAAGCATTAAGGTAGCTCGAAAATACGAGTTGATACGACAAAGGATCGATACGATAAAGCTCTACACTAGTTCGACCGGAACATGAGTCAGTTAGACACAAAAACGAAGTTTAAGGAAAGGTCCATACCTCATAAAATAGAGAGGTACTTGGATTCCCAGATAAAGGTAGACGTTCTAACTACCGAGGAATGCCTGTGATGATCTTCCGTAACAATTGGGACGAGATTGTCCATAGAATACTAGAGATGAACTTATGCATCATCTAGGATATAAAATCCGATGACTAGGCGATACAAGTATGGACAGGGTAAATGCTCACAGTGCCACAGGATGATAGCATCGACTAAAAAAGGGTTGGCATACAGACACGGCTGGACGAAGACTCAACCGCCCTGTACGGGTTCGGGTATAATGTTACGACAGATACGATACAATACACGATGGTCGGCCATAAGGTTTTTCTAACATGAACCAGCAGCGATTAAGAGACATTCTAAATGGGTTGTCCATCGCCAACCAAACTGTCTCCAACCATGCCGTCAATATCAATTGTCCATATTGCATAGGTCGAAGATCGGGTAGAGAGGATACGAAGTACCGCTGCGGCATCTTCCTGTCGAGTCTCCGATACCATTGCTTCCGATGCAAGAGGACTGGCTCGCTGTACAAACTGCTCGATACACTAGTCAAGACGACGAGCGAGCAATACGAATCGCTGATAGGTAAGGAAGTCCTGCCTGAAGATGAAACCCTATCCGACCACGTTCGGAACAGGATTCAAGGAACATCGGCGCGGGAACAAGTCATTATCAAACCCCCGCAGGACCCACGAGGATCGTCTCTAACGTACGATCTTGTCGATCAATACCCTTTATTACGTTCCTGGCTGAAAGCCCGTCAGATCGAAGCACAGACGCTCATAGACTACGGTGTGAGATATGGGGGTAATGTGGGGCCGAATGCCCATCGATTGATATTGCCTGTCTACGACGAGGCCGGGAAGATGGTCGCGTGGCAGGGCAGGGATATTAGTGGCAGGAGGAGGATGAAATACTTCACCCAAGGCAACGTGACGGACTACTTGTTTTGGACGGAGTATATCAAAACGCCTTATGTAATCTATCTCGTCGAGGGAATATTTGACTGCTTGCGGATGGAGTATAATGCAGTAGCATCGTTCAGTCATTCTCTGTCCAGGAGACAGCGGACATTGTTATTCGACAACCAAAATCTGATCGATAAGCTAATCGTATGCTGGGACGCCGATAGTTATGGGAAGGCAATAGGCTGCGCCCAAAATCTAGCTCCGATACTAAGAAAGGTTGGTGTCGTGAGATTACCAGAAGGACAGGACCCAGATAGTTTGGGTGGTGACGAGATCAGGAAACTGAAAGTAAGATGGGTATAAATGTCGGTCCACTTGAACAGTCACATGGAGAAGGCTTTCCTGAGACTCGCTATCACGGATACCGAGTTTCTAAAACTCGTCTATGGAGCAGTCAATCCTAAACTCTTCACCTCCTACTTGACCGAGGACATCGCTCGAATCTGTTTCGACTATTACGAGCAGTTCAAGGAGGCCCCGCAAGATCATTTCCACGACGAACTGGTCAAGGCGACGCACAACAAAGCCGAGGACGAGCAAGACGAGTATATCCAGTATGTCGAAACGCTGAGGGACCTGGATCCACCGAATAAGCAGTATGTACTCCACCGCGTCGGTGACTTTGTGAAGATGAGGGAACGCGAGATTGCCATTATCAAAGCCGCCGACCTTCTCGCAGATGGTAAGTTGGACGAGCACGATAATCTACTCTACGATGCTCTCAAATCCGGGATACATGAGGAAGATGCTGGTCTCGATTATCTGAAAGACTTGTCTAATGTCCAACACCGCGAGTCCGATCCCATCCTAATGAGGACGGGTATCAAGGCATTGGATAGGTTCATCGGAGGCTATCGAAGAGGCCAGTTGGTTTGCACACTAGGAGGATTGAAGGCGGGTAAGACGTGGTGGCTCATGCACACGGCAAGGGCCGCCTTATTACAGGGGCTCAAAGTCGTCCATATCAGCCATGAGGTACAACTTGACGAAATGGAGACTCGGTACGATATGATGTTCTCGGGACGAGGATCGAAGAACGTAGGTCAATATGTCAAGTACATCAGGTACGACCATTCTCGGGACGAAATGGTAACAAGCAGGATCAAAATCAAAACCGTGTACGATCCAAAGAAGGTAATGAAAGCTAGACATGCGGTTCTCCGATTCGGTGGGAGTCTACGGATCAAAAAGTATCCTATGGGGCAGTGCTCCCCAGCCGAGATAGAGCGATATTTGAACTACCTGGAATCGTTTGAATCGCTCATACCAGACGTCTTAATCATCGACTATCTGGACATCATGGATTTGTCTTCCTTCGGCAGCGAACTCAGGCATCAGTTAAACTCAGCATATATCTGGGCGAAGGGAATAGCGGACGAAAGGAATATCCTGGTACTGACGGTCAGCCAGGTAACGCGGGCCGCTTTGAAGAGGCGAAAAGTCACGGCGAAAGATGTAGCCGAGGATGTGAGGAAAGGCGCCAACGTCGATCTTATGCTCGCGATAGGCAGGGGCGAGGAGGAGGTGGATGCGAACCTGGCCGGGATCAATATCATAGCAAACCGATCAGGTGTGCAGGATAGATCGTGTACTATTTCATTATGTTTCGACATTGGTCAATTCTGTCTATCGAGTTGGATAGGAAAGGACGTGGACGAGTTTGCTCTCGAGGTGTTTGGAGAAGATGAATGAACGTTGGATTACTCAATCTAGATGAGCTGACTAAAACTCCTAGAGGCAGTTCAATCGTGGGCGGCGTTTTCCCTAACTTAGCCATGATGAAGGTCTCCCAGTATCACAAACGGAAAGGAGATAATGTAACGCGCTATGCGAAGATCGCCCATAGTACAGGCTACTATGATAGGATATACGCCTTCTCCGTATTCACCTGGTCGAGTAAGAAACAGGTTACGAGTGATATGATATGTGGAGGTTCTGGTTTCGATCTGTGCACCGTCTTACCAGAGGAGATCGAAAACTCGCAACCCGACTATTCCCTATATCCAAAGTGCAAACCGGCCCTAGGATTCTTAACAAGAGGATGTATACGTAAGTGTGAGTTTTGTATAGTACCAGAAAAAGAAGGAAAGATTCATCCTTACAGGGACATCGAGGAGGTAGCCTCGCGGGGAGAAGATGTTGTCTTAATGGACAATAATATCCTAGCTTGTAAGTACGGTTTGGATCAGATACAAAAAATCATCGACCTCCATCTAAGAGTAGACTTCAACCAAGGACTAGACGCCAGGCTAATATCGAGGCGAGTGGCCAAACTACTAGTCCAAGTACGATGGCTACAACCTATCCGCATGGCATGTGATTCTTCCAACGAGTTAGAACCAGTATTACGAGCTACAGAACTGCTCGGAGAAGAAGGTTGTGGCCATAAGTCACATACTATACTCATGCTAGTAAAGGACGACATAGGGGATGCTAATAAACGTGCCGAAAAGTTGAAAGAGCATGGCCTTCGTCCTTTCGCCATGGCATACATGGATAGGGAAGGTAGAGTCTATCCTCCAGCCAAACGCTACGCCAATTATGTCAACAACCGCTTCGCCTTCAATACCGTTTCTTGGGAAGACTACAAACAGAACTACACAAAACCTAGTAGTGATAAAGGTGCGAGATTTTTCTAGTGTCCTCCTATCCCAAAAACCTGACGGAGGAGGATACGGATGATTGGGATAATAGTAAATGAAACCAACCAAAACACAATTAGCCTTTCAGACATTATGTCAACGTCAATCTTTACCTCTCAAGGCTAAAGTACGAATGACACTACGGCGTATTCAAGAATGGTATGACCATTGGGAAGGTATGGTATACATAGCATTTAGTGGTGGCAAAGATTCAACTGTCCTACTACACCTCGTTCGTACCCTATATCCTGGAATACCTGCCGTATTCTGCGATACGGGCCTTGAATACCCAGAAATACGTAAGTTCGTTAAGACGGTTGAAAATACAACATGGTTAAAACCAAAGATGGGATTCAAGAAGGTATTGGAAAAGTATGGCTATCCCATTATCTCCAAGGAGCAAGCAAAGTATATTAGTGAGGTTCAGCAAGGAACAACTAAATATACGGAAAATAAAAGACTCGGTAAGGTATTAGGACGAAATGGTAAGCCGGTTGGTATGGTCTCTAAAAAATGGCAATTTCTAATGTACCAAACTAAGGTGAGAGTTTCCGAACGATGTTGTGACATAATGAAAAAACGACCATTCCTCCAATATGAAAAACTTACAGGACGTTATCCTATCCTTGGGGTAAAGGTGGAAGACAGCCAATTACGTCAGCTATCATCACAGCTATATGGATGCAACGCCTTTACAATGACAAGACCACAATCCCGACCTATGATGTTCTGGCAAGAAGTTGATGTTTGGGCATACATCCAACAAGAAAAACTCGCCTACAGCTCTATCTACGATATGGGCTATTCCCGTACTGGTTGCATGTTTTGTATGTTTGGTGTTCATCTAGAAACTCAACCAAATAGGTTTCAGAATATGGCCATCACCCATCCAAAGCAATACAAGTTTTGCATGGAAAAACTCGGACTAGCCCGTATACTAAAATATATACATGTTCCATACAAACCAATAAAACCGAAGGCACGATTCTTCTAATGTCACTCTCCTATCCCAAAAACCTGACGGAGGAGGATACGGACGACATCCTGCGAGGATTCAACTTCCCTACTACCCCTATGCACCATCAAGCTATCTCGATCATCTGGGCGATGGAATCGGAAGGGCGTGTTGCCTTCTTCCACGATGTAGGAACAGGCAAGTCCCTCACTTCCCTGTATACTCACTGGCTGTGGGACTTCGAGCGGCTCCTTATCGTCTGTCCGAACAGTGTAGTCGAATCGTGGGAGGAACAGATCAGTAAACATACTACATTCGATTGCTGCCTACTAAAAGGACCGGCGGAGTATCGTAAGAAACTGCTTCGACAATCGAAGGCCGCAATCTTCATTCTCAACTATGAAGGTCTGCAGGTCCTGTTCGGTGATCGAGTCAAGAGAGGCAAGAGAACTAAGAACGTACTGAACAGACAGAAGGTGAAGGATGCAAATATAGATGCCCTGATCTTCGATGAATGCCATGCTCTCAAATCAGAGACTTCGCTAATCAGCAGGATTAGTGCGGAGTTAAGTCGGCAGGCGAGTAATGCCATCATAATGACCGGGACACCGTATGGGACAGGTGACGAGGATTTCTGGTCTCAATTCTACGTCCTCGATGGTGGTTATACGTTGGGTGGATCGAAGAAGAAGTTTCTACAGAGGCACTTCACCTTCGACTGGTGGGGTTCGCCGCATATCAAACCAGGACATCGAGAACAGATCCTGGAACGAATCGCCCCAGTCACGCTGCGTTATGATAGGTTGGAATGCTTCGACTTGCCTGATCGTACGTACGAAGTTCGGCAGGTCGATATGACGAAAGAGCAACGAGGGTTGACGGACGACTTGATTGCAGGCAAGACTGTCTGGCACGAAAACGAATGTCTGGAGATGCTCGATCCGATGATCGTAGGCAACAAACTCGCACAAGTCACGGGGGGGTTCCTAAAGTTCAACCCTTCAGTAATGAGGCTCAAGAAGAATCCGAAGCTGGATCTATTAGTCGATCTCCTCGTATACGAAGTACGAGGAAAGGTTATTGTGTTTCATGCTTATGTAGAGGAAGGCAGGATGATCGAGGAGCGACTGAGTGAGATAGGCATCGGCCACGTATCGATGAGGGGGGAGACGAGTAAGGACGGCTGGAAACAATTCAAGGCGGAGAAGGCTTGTCGCGTCCTCGTCGCCCACCCGGCCAGCGGAGGCGTCGGGCTGAACCTGCAAGAGGCGAGCACGGCTATATTTTTCTCTAACGGATGTTCCGGAGCGACGGTCAGGGAGCAGGCGGAGGGACGTATCTGGCGGTTGGGGCAGGAACGTCCCTGCCTGTACATTGACATCCTCGCGCGGGGCAGCATCGACGAGCAACGCCTGGATAGGGTCGAGGAGCGAGCGGACATCGCTACCAAGATCCTTAACTATCTATCGGGCGCATAAACAGTTACGTGTAAAATACACCTTTTCCCCACCCTGATTTTGTATTATTTGCTAGGTGTCCCTTCTTCGCCTTCGCTGAAAAATAAAAAGATTTTCACCTCACGTTATGTCTTGTACTACAAAGAGTTAAGGGCAGTTCGGCGTACAATTTTTACGCGGGAATCAGGAATACATTATACATGATGTATTCCACCGCGTACAATTTTAACGTTGAACGAACGATATTTGACAACCGAATAAGAGACGACAACGAGCGGGACGAAAGTCACCGACGCTCCGGCAGGAGATAAGGCCCACGCGAAGTCAGACGTACCAAACGATCCCAGCCAGTTCCAGATCCGACCCTGTTATTGATAGCGACCGTCACGGTGAACATCAATTGGAGGTGTCAGATCGGCATCGGCGACATACGACGCGGCGACAAACGGCGAACGCAGGGACCGAGGATCGACGGTATGGAGTGATAGTGGCCTGAGGGCGTTCATCAGGGTTCGACTCCCTGACGGGCCCATGAGATGTCGAATACATTTAATACACCAACCTTGAAAGGACAGAACAATGCCTATTGCACGATTCAAGAGGAACCTCGAAGGCAAGAGCACGTACATTTGCAACTCTTGCGGAAAGCGAACGAGAGAGACCGGTCATGGCGAATCGTCGGTTGGACTATGCCGAGATTGCTACGAGGAAACAGGATGGGAAAATACCCACAGTGACTACGACCACAAGAACAACCCCGATCCGAACTGTCCGATCTGTAAGAAGCTCGGACTTGCGTAGTCCGTACGACACTCACCCGAAGGCCTCACGGGGCCCGAGGGCCTGTGCCGTACTAACCAGAAACCCCAGATGAAAGGACAGGACAATGGCTTTCGGAAACAATATAGCTGAACGCTCGGCCAAACGCAACATCATCCAAGCCATCCAAATCAACAGAGTCTGTAGAATGTCGATGCAAGAGGCCGTCGACAGTACGAAAGGTTACCTACAAAAAACGTTAGGTGACCCCCGCAAGTTGCACAGAGCCGAGTTCGACAGATACCCCATTAACGGCCTACCAGCGATGTGAGGCCATCCGCAATGACGCGGGAGAATCGAGAGAGTTATGAAAATACCCGAAGCAACATGCCATATCTGCAACGGACCAATCGTAGACAAGGTCGGCGTGCAGAGCAAGGGCGAGCATGGGCCGGACGAACCGTGGCATTACCGCGCGTGCTCGCAATGCGGCGAAATCCAAGGCGGCCCGAATGCCTATGTCGCTCACAAGCACAAGCACCATACCCAGTAACCCCCGCAATGACGCGGGAGAATCGAGGATTTCAATGCCGAACGATGACAAAACGAATGCCGAGATTGCCATGATCCGTGAGCGCCTCGGCGATCTGTCCGAGCGGGTTGACCACCTGTTGCAATGGCATTCGCTCACCGAACAGGAGCGCAATGACCTATCAGTCGTAGCCAATCACATCGACAAGGCGAGGCACATTCGCCACAACCTCCGCAACGGCGCGGGAGAATCGAGAGAATCGTGAAACCGATTATTAAGATTATTAAAATCGACGGCACCGAGCACCGCGTCGATATGACCGAGTACGAAGCGGCGATAAAAGCGCTATGCTCGGCCGCCAGCATCGCGCGCGACGCAGGGCACAAGTCGCGCTCACTGGCCGACAAGATGCAGTATGACGCCCTGTCGCGCCTATACGATGCGAGCGCCAAGGCGCTCAAGGCCAACTACCACAACTATCAGGATGCACTTGTCGCCACGCTACCCAAGTAACCAACATCCCCGCAATGACGCGGGAGAAAAGAGAGAATCATGCTAGTTGCAACCGTAGAAATCAGGATCGAGGAAAATGAAGGAGTGGACCTGACCGACAAGCAGCAAGAGGCCATCGCCGACGCGCTTGAAGCGCGAGATTGGGAAGAAGTGGTCGAGCAAGACCTGCGCGACAAGCTCGGCGATGATCTGATGGATCAAGTGTGCATAACCCGCAAGTGGTAGCCGAGCTTCTGCGGGCCGTCCTGTTGTGCTGTGAGCAGGGCGTCCCGTTGAATCCCGATAACCTCTAACCGATTGGAGAACCATCATGGACAGCGCGAGACTCACAGACGAACACATCGAGGCAATTGCAGAAAACATGTTGCGAGACGCTGCGGATCAGGTCGGCTATACGTTCCGCTCGGATTGGCGGCGACGCGTGCAGCGACTGGCGGCAGTGCTCGCCGACCACCCGGACGCAATTGTCGTCGCCTGTTGCAATGAAAAAACGGGTGTGCGATTCGGCAAACGCCTCTGCCGAGTTGGCCGGTGCCGAGCGCTGGGCCACACATGCACAGATGGACAGGGCTCGGGTTATCGACTGTGGGCCACGTGGGCCACACACGACCTCGCAACGGGATAAACCTCTAACGTGGAGGACAGAACAATGAAACTACTCAAACGCACAATCCACGGTGCCCGATACGTCCTGGCAGACGATGGGATTGTTCGCCGAGCGGACACACATGATGTCGTTGGCGTCTGGATTCCCGGCGACGCTCTACACGTCTGTGTGACCTGGACAAGCCAATGTGATACGATTGAAGAAATCGACGAATAACCCCTAACCGATTGGAGAACCATCATGACAGAGACCACACAATACACGATTGAACCAAGCCGGTCGCTGCTCGCGCACAGCGTCAAGATCGACGGCCGCATTGTTGCATATATCAACTGGCATGGCGGGCTTAATGACGCGACACGCGAACGGATACTGTCAATGTTCAGTGTGGCACCTGAACTGCTGGCGGCGTGTGAGGCGTTAGTCAGGGAATGCAACATGTATCTCGGGGGCCAGGATCGCAATCCTGACGGGACGTATGAGCAACCGGGCGACGAATCGATGGCATCCCAAGTGATGATCGCTCAGGCCGCGCTCGCCAAGGCCAGACCATGAAAGGAAGGCACAATGACCAAACACTACATCAATAATGAGACGCTCCGCAACTGGATTACACGATACCAGCACCTCGATTATTACGCTGACCTGACAGCCAAGTGCCGTAGGGCAATCCTGACCTCCTACACGGCATACAGTAGGAACATGACCACCAAGACGGCAAAGGAACTCACCGAGGAATTGATCGAGCAATTCCCCAATGAACTCATGTATGGATAATGGACAGGAGACAGCGGCCTGCATTGAAAGGACAGGACAATGAGAAACGACCACGACAATTTGATAGGAGACAGGAAGATGGACCAGCATACATACACAATTGGGCAGACGGTAGTAATCGAGAAGCATGGTCGCTATGGCACCAGATTAACAACCGATACGGTCAAGAGCATCTGGAAGAATGGTGTTATAGCTCTCCGTGGGACGAAGGATACGTATATGCCGAACGGTAGGAGACGAGGTGAAAGCTATACCAGTTACTATTCGACCTACTACAAGATCAGACCACTCAAGGATGGAGAGACCGCGAAGCAAATCTTGGCCGACCGAGAAGCCTTGGACAAGGCGGCGTCCGACGAAGCCGAAGCCAAGGAGCGGAAGCGAAATGAGGACATCGACAAATGGTGGGAAGAGACGGGACAGGCAATCTGGGAAGCACGGCATACACTGCCTGGTACATTCATGGACGAGAAAGTCGAGATCATCCGGTATATGGATTCGCGCCACGAGGAGAGCTTCCTGACTTCCTGTATTGTGCTACACTACATCAACAAGTGGAACGGGAGGTCACAAGTTAGCATTCAGTGTGGAGGTATGGTCGGGCGAACGTGGGAGGAGGAAGACGGACAGACCGGGTCGACCATCAGCACGTTCAGCAGTTCGACGATCAGAGCGGACTCACTAAAGGCCGCCCTGTATGAACTCGTCACCCACAAGTAAAAGGATAGAACAATGTACGTAGATAAGACACAAATCAGGATGCTCCTGTCCCTCGCACAGAAGGCCATGCTCGACGAGGAGCATTACATCAAGGAACAAGGCTTTTTGACATCCTCCCATAAGAGCATCAAGAAGCGAGCCAAAACATACTACACCGAGGCATGGGAGCTTCGGAAAGCAATCAACAAGTTCTTCTCTATGACAGCATAGGAGACAGACCAATGACCTCGCATGTACCACTCACATGGATCGAACCGGGACACGACATCGACATCCTTCGGGTCGTCCTGAACGACGATACTCAAATCGGACACATCCGCATCGATAGGAAAGGAGGTAAGAATACGTACGTGGCGAACGCCTACACGAACAGGCACGTAGGCTGGGCGATCCTGGAGCACAGCGACTTAGGCATGGCCCAGTGGTGGATCGCCACTCAATGGCAGGAATATCAAGACGGACTAGCATAGGAGACAGGAAGATGATCGAGAACAAGTTCAGATTCGTCGTGGCGGACAAGGATGTCCGTAGCATAGCCCTTACCTACGTGGACGAGCGTGGTAACTACGATGCCTGCTTAGGCTACTATAGGGCGAAGAAATGGAAGACCTTCGACGGAGCCGACAAGGCGGCACAGCGAGTATCTAAGCTAAACCCCATCGGTGGACCGAACCTCGTCGTCCAACGGATCGCGAAGAATAGTGAGGGTAAATGGGTAAGGGCATAGAACGCCCTGTAAGGCCCTAACCGCAACCAATGTACCAAAGGACGTTTCGACAGTCGAAACGCCTTAGAACCAAACCTCGTACGTCCTAGACGGGCGTACAAACGATAGGAGACAGGCAGATGTCACACGAAGTTACAGTAAGGGAAGATGGAACCGCCGAGGCCGCCTACGCCCTCAAGCCTGCATGGCATGGATTGGGCACGGTCCTCGATCACACAATGGATTCAGCGGAGGCAATGAAGGTTGCTCAGTTGAACTGGGATGTGGAGCAAGAGCCACTGTACTGGCATGAGGTCAAGGATGAGATGATCGAAGGAAAGCACGTAGTAAAGAGGCATCACGTACCCGGCAGTATGGTCAACCTTCGGTCGGACAATCACGAGGTCCTGGGCGTTGTGAGTGATACATACAAGGTGGTCCAAAACAGTGAGGCGTTCGGGTTCGTAGACGACCTGCTCCCGGATGGTATCATCAAGTATGATTCGGTCGGATCACTCAAGGGTGGGAAGGTCGTCTGGCTCCTGGCTAAGATGCCTGAGGAGTTTGAGGTCGCAGCGGGCGATACCTTAGAACAGTACATTCTGTTCTTGACAGCCCACGATGGCTCACACGCTGTGCAGATCATGCCAACCTCGGTCAGGGTGGTGTGCTGGAATACGTACAAGCTTGCCACGCAGGACGCCACGAAGCGGATGCTGTCGATGAGGCACACCACAAACATCAAGGACCGCCTCGAAGAGGCGAGGCAGATGCTAATGTCCGTCAACAAGAAGTTCAATAAATACCACGAGACAGCCAGGGCACTCGCCAAGACCTCAATCGACGGCAAGAAGTTCCAGGCATTCCTCAACGTCCTAATTCCGGACGAGGAGCACATGAACAACACCCGACGTGAGAACAAGCGGCGGGCCATCGAGGAGTGCCTGCTCAGTCACGAGAACCAATTGCCTTCCATGCGAGGAACGGCATGGGCGGCCTTCAACGCAGTGACCCAGTGGGCCGATCATGACTACAACTTCCGCGAGACAAGGCAAACGTCCCGCGAGGAGAATCGCATGGCAAGTGCCCTATGGGGTTCACAGGCAAACTTCAAGAGTTCGGCACTGGCGTTAGCAACCAAGGCGTTCTTGGATTGAAGGAGATCAAAGATGGAAATGACCGTGACAATCGATCTAACCGACGGCGACGGTCGCGGAGCAGTCCTAGTCAACGATGTTCCCGTAGCAAAAGCGATGGGCGATCAGACTTGGGTGTCTTCGATGATAGCCGATGGTATCGTAAAAACACTGCAACAACTAGGGTACGATGTAAAACTAGTCCACAAGGACTAACTACGGCATGATCCCGAGGGCTCCCTTTCGGGGGAGCCCGACGGCCTGTGCCGTATAGGACGACACAGCACGAGACCTTAGATGCAGGAGACAGACAGATGAAAGCAATAGCAACAGACCACATGAGGAAACTGGCCGAAGTATTTACCGAACTATCAGAAGGGACAAGGGAGGGCTTTCACGAACCCGACGAGCAAGGTATCAAACTAGTCGCTGTGATAGGGACGACGTTGGATAACGCCTTCGGTTCTCACATCGCAGTAGACCAACTAACAGCGGGGCATCAAGAAGCCGTCGTAGTATTCGAGCGACGGGTGGGCAATGCCCGGAAGACATATCAAATGAACCTCGCCGACCTATGTGCCCTCGCCAAGATCGGAGCGAGTCAGCTTCTGAGGTATACGATAGAGGAAACATCTATCGGCGACGCCCAGCACGAACGCCGACGAGAGATCGTCGTGTCGTATATGCATGTGGATGGAGAAAATGGACATGTGCTAAGTCCAACAGAGCACATGAATGTCTACTCCCTAGCTAACGGATTTGGTGACCTCGCACCAGGACAACTCAGACAAATCGACGGCGGCTACGACTGGTCTCACGTCAGGGACAGTGACGAGTTCGGCGTGCAGCGGATGTACGATGAGTTATGCAGGATCCTCGAGGCCAAGGGTATTGAAATACCCGAATGAAAGGAACAAGAGGATGACAATCGAAAGTTTAATGAACGCTCTACAGCGTGCGATTGATGCTCGGCACGAGTGCAATAAAGCCCACGACGCCTACGAAGGGTACTCATGGGGATGGGCAGGTTCGCGAGTCATCAAAGCCGTAAATAAAGCCCAAGCTGATTTTGAGGAAGCACTGGTCGGGTTCATCGACGACAGAATACGAAAGGCACTTGAAAGAAAGGAACAGGAAAAAGATGACTAAGACACAGAATCAGATAATGAGGGACCCGGACCCGTTCGATGAACTGAAGGCAGAAATCCAGGGTCTTCTAAACGCGACCAAACGAATTATCAGGACACATAGGATTGGCGCTTATAAAGCTATGGAACTTTGTAGCGCGATGCTACGGTCGTGGGACGGCCTAAAAGACCTCGAGCCAGGCAACATCGACAAGGTGGATAGCCTGATCGGCCATCTGTTAGACAGGCGGGACGCACTCGCGAAGGAACTCAGACGATTGGAAGGTAAAAACCAATGAGCGAAAAACGACTCGACGAAATAGTAGGGCAGTTGTTGACCGAGCACGGTCTTCCTACTGTCCTACTCGCAATGGCCAATTGGCATACAATGCAAGCGCAGCGAGCCAAGACTAAAGGGGCCTCGATACGATTACATAAGCAGCGGACGGAGCTGCTCAACGTCAAGACTGATTTCCAGGAACAGGAGATATGGTAATGAAGCAGAAGCGACAGATACGTACGAGGATCGTTTCTCCCGTACGATCTCACCCGAACGATGTATTGTACGTTGGGGACGAGAAAACACGTCAGAAACGATCCTCGCAACGATTTCACGCGGACAGAAAGGATGGTACATCGTATGACTGACAAGGACAAACAGAAACCCGAGGTAACGGACGAGGGAGGCATCACCAGCAGCACCGCCCCGTCGGCGAGACGGGAGGGGGAGACGTGGGCCGAGACGGTAAAGCGGGTGACCGGGCCCGCGATGGAACGGGCACAAGAGAGTGACACCGTGGCATCCGAACCTCTGACCGATCCGTGGGGCGAGGTGTATGACGACGGCAATGGGCAGAAAGGAGGGGAAGAATGACGGTCACACCGAGAGACGCGGCAAATATGTTCACACACACACTAGTCGATTTCATCAACAACAAGCAGGTATTTCATCTAACCAAAAGATCAATCGAGAACATCAGAACGGAGTTAAGGCTCCGTCACGACCAAGAGGAAGACCAGGAAAACGAAAGGAAGAAGGACATGGCACAGTACATCGACATCAGTAGTCTCGTCGGACGAGGAGGAAAAAGTAGTCTAAGGTGCCCGGACGATAGGATGACTTATAGAGCATCCATCTCTAAGGCAAAGCAAGGGGCGAATCGCAAGGTGGCCTTACGCATTGGTAAGGCCCTTATGGAGCAGTCCAGGCTCGAGGCGGGAGACAAAGTAGAACTGCTCTTCGATCCCGATACCAACAGTGGTATCATCCGACTGTCCCAAACGGGTAAAGGCCTCAGGCTCAGTCCCATTGGCAACGATGCCGAGGACAGAAAGGCAAAGCAGGGCACTTATGCTAACTGCACTATCGGATTCCAGTGGCGCAAGGAACTCGGGATACCGAAATCCGATACAACGGTTCTCTGTGTCTCCGAAGTACAAGGCTATGAAATACACTTCATCATCCCAGACGAGAAGGATTAAGGGAGGAGGATCCAATATGGCGACGAAACAGGCACAAAAATCCCTCACAACAATCATCAGCCATATCGAGACATGGCGAAGGAGGTATGCGAAAAACCTCGACCCGACGGCACGATCCAGGGAAGCCCTGAGGACCCTAAAGAGATTGCTCGTCAAGGTCGAGTCGAAAAAAGATTGAGTTCCATGACAGGAAACCAACGAGGCATGTATAATGATTATGACTGTCTCCTGGTCGATGTGCTGGTCGGTGTCGGGCGATGCACCGGCCGGCCATCGGCCGTTATATCGAGTAAGGAAAATATCGCCCACAGGAGACATCACATGGATGAATCAGTCGCCCAAGAGGTTCCCGAATTAAGTTCAGTACTCGACCTCATATACCAACAGGCCAATTTTTGCTATAGACGGCTGCCCTATCCGAAACCTCACGACGTAGAAGACCTGGAACAGGAGGGTAAACTACTCTATGTGAGGCTTGCATCGAAGTATGATCCAAACCGTGGGGCGAAGTTCACGACTCTGTTGCACATATCCCTCGTGAATATGTACACCGGGATTTTACAGAAAGCATGGAGGCCTCACAACCACTTCGGGCAGGTGATGGATGTGGATAATCTCGACGAGTTCAGTGAGCCGGTGGCACGGAGTGAACCGGAGACAAGACTATCGGAGATATTCCTGCTGAGGCTCAGTCGGGATGCTTATCTATTCGCAAGGGAGTTCCTACATCCAGGCGACGAGTTTATTGCCTGGCAGCTTGTCGAGTATGGCAACCTTTCCCCATCCCCCATGCGGACGAAGAAACGCCTTCGCCGATTCTTCGGGCTCACGGACAAACAGACACGAACGATCCTCGCGGAGTTAGCCTATAAGCTATCGCGGGCATCCGTAGAGCCTGGAGTAGTCGAGGAAGAGAAAACCAAAGAAGAAAAGAACCAGGAGGAAGCCACCTAAAAGCAAAATGATGCACGAGAAAGATTGACCCCTAAGAAAGGAAGAGGGAAATGAAACATATAGAAAAGAATGGCGTCCATACAATCGAGTATGATTGTGAGTGCCCAACGTGTGAAGGCTCCGGATTGTTTGTAGGACTCGCTGAACGTGATGGTGCCGCGGTTGTCTGTAATTTATGCAGAGGTACAGGAAAGCGCCACACCAAAATCATTTGGAAGGACTTTACTGGGAAAAAGCCCAAGCTAGGAGTAAAACGAGTCTTCGCTACCAATCCAGGAATCTGTATCGGAGAGAACAAGAAGAAAAGATTGCTCCTCACCCACTTTGGCGGTCTGTCCTATGAAGAATGGCTACGAGGTGACGAGTTTACACCAGGTACGGAGGACCGCCAGCACACTTGTCCAGCGTGGTGGTATCAATTGGCTGACTACGACAAGAAACCGAATTGGAAAGAATGCAATTCTTTAGGTCGTACGTTTCCGCACTGTTCATCCTTCCGAAATAAAGAGAAGTGCTGGGCACGATGGGATAGAGAGAACGCCTAATACTGATACTTCGATATGTAAACCGACCCTCCCTTAATCGGGAGGGCCTTTTTTTATTTACTCAGACATAACGTGATAACCATACCGCTCAGTCTTTTGAGCTATCGAGGTAGCTAGCCTCCTGTCCACCTGATACAACTCAGACCATGTATACTGGTAGTGCAATTTACTGTTCGTATCGGTTCGGAATGAAGGGAAGATCACGTCACCCAATTCCAACCGATCACAAATCTCCAGCCATGTATCACTACCCTCTGATATGTCCTCCACCTTATACCGCCACCTCGCTTGCTCCTCGCACAACTCGGACCACCATAACCAATACAACATCGACTTGAGCAACGGGTGCTGACCCTCCGTCATCCTCGGCACCCTGCCTAGCATATTACGCCAAAACACATCTGCCGACGCCGAGATGCTCGATATGGTATGGAGAGGACATCTCGTTTGATGCCACGCGTGGTCGAACTGGATTGGATTCACATATCGAGTCAGGTCCCACAGTATGGAACCCTCGTAACCTAACTCGAATTGACGTATTGCCAGACCGCAGTTCCTAAGCACCTTGAGCATATAGGTCGTGCCTGATCTTACGGGGGCAAAGATTCCGAGTTTGTATACCATCCGTCACCCAATAGGATCGTTCGACGTAGGCTCCGCTATCAGGTTCCCGTCGAAGTCACTCGCTCCATACCAAGACGTACCCGCCTTATCCCACCACCCCATGAGATGTAGGCAATCATCGAATGCCATATAGCCGTCCTTGCCTCCTTCGGAGGACATTGTAACGGCAACTGTCCAGGCGTGTCCTCCACTGCGGGCTCCCCTATGTGACAAGTACTGCTTACCCGCCGCATCGGAATCCAATCTTAGCCAGTCACTGTGAGCATCTGATATGGCTATCAATGCAGTACCTTGGGCTTGCTCACTCATTACATACCGCGATACATTAGGTACTGAAGTATCCTTTACCTCGAAGACGATCACCAACCTATCCGATTCCAAGTAATGAGTAGCATCACTCGCGACGGGCAACACCTCGGGCAGATTGACAACAATCTCCTGAGCGTCCGATGGGAAAGTATCCTGTACGAAATCAATATCGGATATGTATGCCGTATCCGACATTGAGATTTTCTCACGTTCCACCGCATAGTAGAATCCGGTAGCGTCCGACTCGACACCTGGCGTAGCCACCCGACCCAGCCACCATCCCTTGAAGAAATTAGCAGTGAACATGGTCAAAGAGGATGTGTGCCGTATCTTGATCGACCCGTCCGAGACGAGGCGCCGTCTGACGGCATTCACAATCTTATTCAGGTGACCCGCTGAAACAAAGTCGCCTCGATTAAACTTATCCACAAACTCTGCCATTACCAGTTACTCGGATCGAGGTTTGCACTAAAGTCTCCCTTATCGTAAGGCTGACTACCACCCGAATCACTCATCGTATCGAAAGCAGGACCTCCCGCTTTGTCCTTACGCCAAAACTCATTCCAACTATTGAGGTGCTTGTAGGCAAACTTATATGTCAGTTGATATACGGTATTCCCTGCTCCATCCGTGCCTTCATTAGCATCCAGTCCCTCGAAGAGCAAGTGACTGTCTGAATATACAAAGCCCTTGATCGTCACCGATCCGTCGTTGACCAGGCCCTGCATACTGACCACTTGTGTCTTTGCATTTGCGTTAAACGTGTTCACCGTCCCCGTAATCGTGATCGTAGCCGCTGGGAATATCTTGACACCGCTCGCATCCTCGTCCGTGACCGCCTTGTCGTCTGATACCCACTGAAATCCCTCACCTATCGTAATAGCCTCGCCGGACGTCTGCCAATGTTCCTGCCACGTCGTCCAGTCGCTATTGACTTCCTGGCTGCTCAGCTTGCGGGTTTCCCACCCAACGGACAATTTGGCCTGATTAGGTCCACCCGAAGTGTCGTCGACGTCACCCAACGGGGTGACACCAATACTTGTGCACCGAAGGTGACTCAGATCACTATGAGCGGATCCCATCAACTCAGAGATCGAGGTCAGCCTATCCGCCCATGGACATTTATACTCTTCGGTCAATCCATCCTGATCGACTTGTGCGGCCCTATTATGAGCATTCCAGAGTTTAGTCAGGTCTGAGATCGCCATCTAGGCTACCATCCTTCCTGCATTGACAATGTTCTTATTCAACTTCTCGGCTTCCTTTTTAATGGCCTCCAGGTTCTTATTCGCCTTCTTCGCCTCCTTCAACTCGGGTGACATAGCGACAGACTGCAAACGCCTGAACAGATCCTGGAATCCTTCAAACCGTCCCGCACCCATTCCAGGACCGGCCATACGCTTTTGAGCTTCCGCGTTTATTTGATCCTTGAACTGATCGAATAGTTTGGGGCCCAGACGATTCTTCATTGCTTGCACCCAGGCATCGGTCTCTGCCTTGCGTCTGGCGGCGTCGGGCATTCCTGCAATCGTACCTCGCCTCAACTCCTCTAGGGCGGAGACTTGGTCTTTCATATCCGAGATCATACTACGTCCGAGTCGTCGCGAGTTTTCCTTAGCCTCCCGCTCGGCCTTAGCTACCGCAGCTTTATCGATACGTTCCTTCTCCTTAACCACTTTCTCTGAATAACGTCTAGCCGTCTCTTCCGCCTCCCTTGCCTGTTTCTCAGTCGCTTCCTGCTCTTTTAGCCTTCTTTCCTCGTCCGACTTAAATAGTGCTGCATCTAGTTCATGCTGGGCTTTTAGTTTCGCTTGGTCAGATTTCAGTTTCAGATCAGATGCTAGCCTCTCAGCCTCCGCTACCTCCTCTGGTGTCTTCCCTGCCAGCTTTCTAGAGGTAAGTAGCTTCATCTGCTTCCTATTCGCCTCCAATATTCTTTTTTGATTCTCCAACTCTTCTCTAAGACTTTTCAGTCTATCCTTCTTCTCTTTCATCCTCACTTCGCGCTGCTCTCGGGCTGCTATTCGTATCTCCTGGGCTCTTAACTGCATAGCAGGATCTGAATAAGTCTCCATCCCCATTGTAAACTTATGGATCTCTGCCAGTGCTTTTTTCTTTTCCTCCCTAACTGCTTCCTCTGCATCTCCTATAGCCTTCGCAGTCTTTTTTATGCTTATCTGTATCGTCTTTTTCTCATTAAGGAGCAGTTGCTTATTTACCTCTTCCATTGCAGCAGCCCATGACAAAGCAGCATTCACAACCCCATCAATAGCAGAAGCTAGATTTGGCAAGCTATTCGTCAAGCTCGTCTGTAACCTAACTAGTTCCATCTCCTCCTCTACTGACCGTTCCTGTTTCTCGGTAAGTTCCCGCAGGCGTTCCATTTTTTCCCTAATGGCTGCATTCTCAATCCTCGTCGAATCCGCCGCTTGCCGATTAGCATGTGACATCTCGATAGCCTTCTCCGTCATCTCGGCTATCTTACTACCTAACTCCTCAATCGCTCCCTCCCAGTCCCTAGTTGCAATTATGGCTATACCTATAATCGCAACAAACGCACCTATCGGGTTCATCGTCAGCAAAGTCAAGGCAACAGACAGTACCTTAACAGCAGCAGCTACAGCCATAATCCGCAGGGCCCAAGCCGCTGCTGTCTCTAGAAAAGCCAGAACCGCACCAGAATTGTTCCGTATCGCGGATGCTAGATTCCCGAGAAACTTAACCAACCCCTTTACCTGAGGCATAAGAGCCTGACCTATCGAAATAGCAGCCTCATTGAATCCCGCCTTGACTTGCTTCAATTGAAATCCGACAGTGCGCTGTATCTTTGCAAAAGCCTGTTGAGTCAAACCAGTAGAGTTAGTCTGCAATGCTAGATCTTTCGACAGGCCGGTAAGGTCCTGCATCGCCGCCGCAACACCTTTAAGTCCTCTAACGTTTGGGAATATCTGTCCAAGCTGTTCCGCCGTCAATCCGTTCAGTCTCTCGAAGACTCCCGACAATCCCTCGGCCCTAAGGGTTGCCGTATTCAATGCGATACCATACTGATCCGCAGCTTCCACAGCCTCCTCAGTGGGAGATAGAAATGTTCGTAATGTGCCCACAACGGCCGTCATCGCTTGGTCCGACTTGATGCCTACACGGGTGATAGTGGAGATGGAAGCGAGCAGTTCCTCCAAACTCAATCCAGAAACAGCCGCCACAGCCGCGACTTTACCTATCGACGATCCTAATTCCTCGAATGTGATCTTGCCCCTCTTCACTGTAGCCCACAGTTTATCGGACACCTCGGCCGCTCTTTCGGCGTCCATCTGATAAGCATTCAAGATCGTAGTAATGGCATCTGTCGATACCGCCGTACTTGTCATTCCTGCCGCCGCCGCTTTCGCGGCAACGGCCAGTACGTTCATCGCTTTCTCGGGAGCTATACTGGCAGACAGGACGTCATACAATCCCTTGGATAGTGTCCTGGTCGATTCCCCAAACTCCACTGCGAGAGCCCTGACTTGTCTCTCGAATCTCGCCATGGTTGGTCCTACGTTATCCGACAGCATGGTCGAGACGTTCGCCATCTCGGATTCAAATCTGACTGCCTGCCTCACGGCTACGGCCATGAATCCACCAATTGCAATGAACACTCGCTTTGCAGTTCTAGACACGGCTTGCAAGTTCTCATTAGCCCCTGATAAACTTGCATGGAATCCCTTGAGTTTCATTTGAACGGCCCGCAGGCCCTTCACGGTGAACTCGGCATACAGTTCTGCAATCTTAGCCATTACTCATCACCCATGTTCGTCGGTGGCCTCACACCTTTACTCTCAATCCTCTCTCGCTCTTTCCTTCTATCCTCTCTCACGATCCTCCCCTTGTGTTCCTTATCGCCTTCAAAGTGCAGGAAGGTCTGGAAGACATCCTCGATCCGGGCACCCAACTCGGTGTATGTAAGATCGAGTATCTGTTCCTTCGTGAAACCATATCCGTATCGGGTGGATTGCAGGAGAGAGACTATATAGTCCCATCTGAGCCTGTCTCCACCCGGTCCAAGTTTTTTGAGTCGTCCTCGTCGGGCGTGTTTATTGTCTTCATCACAGTAGTCAGGTCTTCGATTGTCTCGTCATCGAGCAGATCGTTCATCTCCTCAAACTTGAGTTCGGGATTAGAATGCCTCAGCGATCTCCACAGCATGAAGATCAGACCCTCGGCCGTTACCGCCTCGTACAGCAACTCGGCCTCGCTGATCGTCTGCGAAGCCAGGTCGGTCAGCACGCCCTTCCGTTCGTCGGCCGATAGTCCCTGAGCCGACGCCAGGAAGGCCTTGATCCGCTTACTGCGAATGAAATCCTGCAGGGCGAGATAGTCGCCTATCGTCGCCTGTTTCAGCGAGTACGTTACTCCCTTCAGTACGACGGTCATCGGCGTCGGTAATGCCTTTTCCAGTGAATCCGTTGTCATCTTCCTGCTCTTCCTTTCATAACACGTCAAATCCTTGCGAGGATTGTTTCTAACCAACGATCTCGCGATAAACGACCCGATACACGTTATATCGAGCAATGCCCTTACAGGGCGTCCTACGTTGTCTCCGTCCCAGGCCACATGGAACCCTGGAAGGTCAGATTGTCGGTTATCAGCGTATCCACCGCTGCCGAGGGACTGATACCGGAGACTATACCCCATCCGCTGAGGTAGTTGCCTGTATCCTCGTCAGTGTAAAATCGTAGAATACAACGCTTCGATATTACACCATAACCGAGGGGATTGATCCAATACCTGTCGGCCGAGCCAGTCCAACCCTTCAAGCCAGCTTTGAACGTACGCCAACCCGTCGAGCGGAAGTCAGTATCATCCATCATATCCGCAGCAATATCCAACGACCAACTCGTGAAACCACCACACTCGACAGTCATCGGATAGTGGCGATAGGTCGCCGTGACGGCCTCACCGGCTTGCGATGTCTTAAACGTGATCGACCCTTTTGGTGTTATCGAGAAGTCCTGACCCAACACTTGAGTCACTCCTCCTGAGACCACCGTCAGGTTTTCATATTCCACATTCTCATACGCGGTGCGATAGACAGTAGTTGATCCGGAGTCCGACGTAAGCGCCTCGGTCGTCTCGGTATTGTAGGTCGTAGTAACCCAACCGTCACCACCAACTACGGCATCATTACTGTTCTTAGATGAATCGTCGCCGAAGGTGCCTGCCCCCTCGTGGAACATCCACTCACCTTCGAGATCACCGAGAACGGCTCCGGGGAAGTTGCCCTTCCACAAATCACTAATCTGAGCATCTGTCAACGCCGCACTGTAGATGCGGACCAAGCCGACCCGAATAGCGTTGGTATTCGTGGGATCACCAAATACCAAATCACTCGTATTGGATAAGTCCCCAGCCGTCAGAGTCGCCGTATTTGCAGCGACGGCATCCGTGTAGATACGAATCCTATCGTTGGCAACATCTCTCACACCAACCAGGTGAACCCAATTGTTATTAGCAACATCGGTGGCTCCGGCTACCACATCGCTTGTCGAGGCATCATTGGTTTGGAAGATGGGCTTACCACCTGTAAATCCAAGGAACCAACCAACTCCCGTATCGCTAAGCACAACTTCGCTAAGGATTGATCCTTTAGAGACCAGATCGCCTATATTACTCACGTCACTGTTCGGCGTCATCCATGCCTCGACACTGAACGAGGCATCCGATGCAAAGTCCAGTTCACCGCCAGTAGGATCCGCGACGGTAATATCGCCGCCCGACGTACTGACGGCGTTCTGCTTTGAAAGATAGAACGCTCCGAGATACCCTTTTGTCGCTGCCATAGTTTTCTCCTATCGCACAGCTTCTAATTAGCCACCAGTGAACCACATATCACTCGTACCCTGGAAGTCCAGCGATTGGGTGGCCACACCATCAACGGTCGTGGCAGGATGCCAACCACTACAGATCGCCTGCCCATGCATGTAGTCAGTACTGTTGACATACAGCTTGATTGTAGCCGTCGATCCCACGTCACTCGGGACGATCTGGTTCGTACTGTCCACGTACAACTCGATACTACCAGACCAGCTATTGAGCCCACGTGTGAACTCACGCCATCCATTACTGTCAAAGTCGGTGGTGTCGTGAGTATCACCCGCGACATCCAACGACCACGAATGAGCGCGATAGACGACGTCCGAATCGACAATCGCACCCCAATCCAACTCTCCATCATATCCAGGAATCGTACCCATTATATTTCTCCTATCTAGCTAACCTTATTCTACTGCCAACGAATCCTAAAATCCGCCGTCATCTGCCACACTCTATCTTCTCCGAACCACGTTGGTCCGGTGCTGCCTTCTCTCGCACAACTTATGTGCGTCTTGCTATCGTACGTCAATGTAGCCCTATCGAAGACCACATTCAAGTCCGAATACATCTGGTTGATAGTCGAGCTATCGTCGCTATCATCGTACAAACTAAACTGCACGATGGCTTCCTGCCAATCGCCATTCTCATTAAACGTCCTAACAGGCGTCTCGGAGATCAGATCGAAGGTGATCCAGGGCAATGTCTTATCGCCAGGCACGTGAGAAAAGTATACATCGCTCGTCACGGCGAGCAGTGTGGCATCGCTGGCCTTCGTGTTTATGGCAATAATCAATTCGTCGATATCACCTGGCATCTATATCTTCCTTATCGGTTTGCTAAAGATCCTTTTGATCTCCGGCTTTGCTTTCTCCAGAGCGGGCCGCATGAAAGGTCTGGGTTCCATCTTAGGAGTCCCAAACTCAAGCCACTTACCATACTTGACATTAGTACCCGCCCTGGAAACAGGCAATGCAGGATGCACCCAATGCGTAATGCTTCTCTTCAACGTGCCTGTCTGCACTCTAGGCACTTCACCTGGCTTCGACCTGAACGAACCCACCTTACCCGGCTTCTGTCCTTCCTGCAGGAACCCGCTCTCCGTCCGTCCACCCGCCTTCATCGACTCCTTTACTAACTGCTCGACGTAGACGGCTGCAACGAGGACATCCCTACGGGATTTGTCCATCAAGGCCTTCTCAAACTCCTTGCCTCTCCAAATTAGTTTGCCTTTCGCTGCCATATCTATATCGCCTGTTTCAGTTCCCTCAAAACCAATTCCGTATGATGATCCATCTCATCGATGTTCCTGACCAGTTCTATCTCAAATGTCCTTGTCCCATATACTATCCTGTCCTGCTCCGTTATCCCAGTGTAATTACCCGAGACGAACATATGATGGGTCACTGGTGTCCTCGTCGATCCATACAACTGAGCCTCCACACCTGTCATAGGTTGGATACGGGCGGGCATACTCGCATAGCGATTCGTCCACGTACGGGTGACGCCACCGCGTCGGGTGTTGGACACCGAGCACTGCTGCACATCTACCGTCACGTTCATTAGCGTATCAAACGACATACTATCGCCACACCTCGGCACCAGCCTTAATTCTTTCCATCATACGAAAGTGGTAATCAGATGCAATAGTAGCGACATTAGGCTGCCACGGCGAAGGAAAGACACAAAATCCTTTCGCTCCCAGATCCCTAAACTTCCGACACATCGCAACTACTTTCGCTTTAGATACCAGTGCCCCGCTATAGTCAGCAAAATTGGAATCTGCCAACAAGGTAATCCACAAATACCCTTCCATATCATGCCTATCCCCAGGATAGTCATTATTAGGTCTCGCTGTTATCAGAGGAGCAAGATCATTTCCGGCATGGTCTGCATCGTGAGCAAGCCATTCGTCTACCTGACTAGGCGGATCGCTGGCTAACCAAATACCCGGTCCCGATTCACGTTGTTCGTTTGGATGCTCTACATAGAAGGGACTCATTGGAATGTCCCCCACACCACTAAAGAAGTGCAGGTTCCCATCGTAGTAGTATATTTTAGGATCGGCACCCGCGGCGCTACGGATGTCGGCCGGCATGGCTGCCTTAGCCCCTATATATTCCTGATCGACTAGTACAAAATCGGGAGACCACCTGCTTATTACCGTCTGCATGTAATCGAGCCATGCGGCGTATCGCTCGGCATCGGTGTCGAAATCGTAGTAACTGTTATTCTCGTCGCTATCGTCGAAGATACCATTCCACGAGATTGTTACCGTTAGTGGATCTGCATACTGTGCCAGAACAGCTTTAAGCCAGACACTATGAGCACCCCCAACAAAGATGCCTACCGCATAGGCATCGAGGTAGGCGTCAATGATCTCGACCGCCTTGGCATCGGCCTGGGATCCCCCATTATCCAAATCGTAGACCCCATCCCAATCAATCTCGAATGGAAAAACAATCCTCGTGCTGGCTTCGGAGATCGTCACCTTTAACTCGCGAAGGATAACCTCGGTATGATGATCCATCAGATCCAAATCCCTGACGAATACTATCTCGAAAGTCCTGGAGCCAAAAACTACCCTATCGGCTTCCTCGATTCCAGTATACGTCGATGGCACAAACATCTTATGAGTTACAGGGGTCCTCTCTGAACCATACAACTCCTGCTCCGTACCCGAAACGGGTTGGATTCGTGCAGGCATGCTAGTATACCTATCCGACCAGGTCAGGATAGACCCCGCCCTGCGTGTACCGGACTTCGTACACTCCTGCACATCAACCGTTATGTTCATCAAGGAGTCAAACGACATTTCAGTCCTTTTTCACCAACCTCTCAAACTTGGCGACGATGGCACCAAATCCAAACACACCCAATACCTCAAACACCTGAGGAGGGATAGGCACACCACAGGCATTCAGTACGATGCCCGCGATAAGCAAACCAGCAGCCGTATACGTCTTTTTACCTTGCATGAACTTCAAAATGCTCATAACTGTTCCTTTCCAACTAGCATCAAACTCCCCTCACGACTACTTTGGCGTGAGGCTGAAGTTTCTCTCGTATCACACTCATCTGCGTTCTAACGGCAGACGACATTCCTGCTCCCTTCCTATAACTATAATCACCGATCTTCTCCGACTCGAGTGAACCATCCTGTTTCGACCAGTCGTAGAACAACTTCACGAGTTCCAGGGTCGCGTTTCGGATGGCCTCTGGTACGTCCTCCCTCGCATATCCAGCGGTATACTCAATCAAGATATTCTTGTGTCCGTAGTCCCATCCCTTCGGATTGTACAGTCTACCACTATCGGCATCCTCGATCTCATATTCTGTTTCACTCTCTTCTGGTATCACGAGATTGACTATTCGATCCTTTGCCGACTGTGCAGGCACTATCACGAGTTCTGCCGGTGTGTAATCCCCAAACGTATCGACCACTACCGATGTCCAACCCGTCAGGGTGTTCACATCGGAGACTAAGGCAGTAATCGTAGCATGATCCGATAGGACAAGATCATTAGTCGTCGTAGTACCCGCTACACGCTTACTCAGCTTCAAATGAACATCGGTAACCTGGACGGTTGCCCTACTCGCATCCCCATTATCGTATGTCACCGTAGCCACGTCATCTCGATCCGTACTGGCAAGATCGACCTGTGTCACTGGCACATTTTCGAGCCATAAGTAAGCCCGACCCGTCCCACTATGGTATTCTCGATATGACTGCGAGATTACATTGTAGCCCAACCAGTCATTGATAACACTACAAGCCTGACTCACCATCTCGTCGATTTTTCTATCGTAGGTCGAGACGGTGACAGGCAAGTATCGCTTCGCATCTTCAAGACTGATGATTCCAATTTTGCCGGGAACGGCCATCAGATTTCCTCTTGTATGTTTATCTCGATGTCTTTGGTATACTGCACGACCGAGTTTGCATCGGTCACTTTGAAGGAGCCAACATAGATTCCATACGAATCGCTGATGTCCGCCCAATCACTCGCAGTCGGTGTGATAGTCACCTCGGCATCACTCGCGGGTGATCCGATACTAATGTAGTCACTACCCGTCCCTCCCGTATTGCGGATGAAATAGGCCTGAGTGTATCGCTCGTGCCACTTCAACTGAAACTCGACTGTAGCTCCTGTCAAATCCAATGCATCACCACTAGCATCGGATAGAGTAATGACCCAATCACGACAGTCCCCCTTATGCACTGTAAAATCGCTCATTATTCCTGTAGTCCTACTGTCACGGTCAAGCTCGTCTGTCCTTTAGTTAATCCCGTTACCGATTCCATCCCTTTTGTCAGACCAGTCGTGCCGGTCATTCCAACTGAACTAGAAATAGTCTGCGAGTCTGCAACGGGGGAGACAGCAGCCGTATGCTTCCATCCCAACGCCCATCTCAATATATCAAATCGTCCTACTGACATTATTGCACTCTCGTAATCGGATTAGCATCCACGTCACTCGTCACCTTTTTCGTCAGGTGTGTTGTCGTCCCATCCGTCTTGTATATCGTCCAGTCGGATCCAACTATCTTGCTCTCCAGGATCGCCTGGACAACGGTATACATTGACCCTCCCTGAGCCGTAGCATCGACATCAGACATACTCGTACTAAGGAAGTCTCTCGTAATGTCACTAATGTTAGTCAGACCTCTATCTGCCGCGTTCCATATATCAGAAGGGACAGCATGAAAATCAGAATCAGGTGTTGTCAGTGTCCTAGCAGCGGCTCCCCAAGTATCACTCGGAACAGCATGAAAATCGCTCAAAGGTGTTGTGAGTGTACGGGTGCCCGCAGCCCACACGTCACTATCGGGAATGTTGAGGTTGGTATCGGCAGTAAGAACTCTAGTGCTCTGCACCCAAACATCAGATGCTATCTCGTCCTTAGTAGATATGACAGGCACAGAACCATCATTCCACGATGCTACGTTAACATCCTTTGTGCCTTGCACCCAAACATCCGAAGCAACAGCATCCTTACTAGTAGTAGACAGGGCGAAGTCACTCAATGCGGTTAGTGCCCTATTCGTTTCAGTCCATACAGCAGCAGCTACAGCATCCGAAGTAGGAGCACTACCTCCTCCCCCAGTAGTCCACGCCGAGTCACCTCGGTCTCGGATAGCTTCCAAGCTGTCAGTCGCGTTACTATAATCACTAACATCTCCACCAACAGCTACGATATGAGCAAGGATGGTATTATTGGCCAGGACGCCGCTCAAGTCAGCATCACCAACCTTAGCCAAGTGGTCGAGATTGTAATCCGTGATGAGGGTATTCAGATTAGTATCCGATGTTAGTGTCCTGGTTCCTGCACCCCATATATCACTCGGAACGGCATGGAAGTCGCTAAGAGGTGTAGTAAGAGTTCTAGAGGCCTGTGCCCAAGTATCTGATGCAACGGCATCCTTACTAGCCGTGCTGAGAGCAAACCCGGCCTTGTCCGTGAGTGCTCTCGCAGCCGCGTTCCATATATCAGAAGGGACAGCATGAAAATCAGAATCAGGTGTTGTCAGTGTCCTTGTTCCAGCAGCCCAGACATCCGAGTCTGGCAGATTAGTCGCCGCAGTGAGCACTCTAGTGCTCTGCACCCAAGTATCCGACGCTACCGCGTCTTTACTCGCTGCAGACAAGGCAAATCCAGTTTTATCGATCTCGGCTGACCTTACACTACCCGTAACGTCACTATTCAGAGCGTAGTAAGCGTCGCTGAACTTAACCGCATAGACAGGCGACTCAAAGGGCAGGACACCATCAGCGACACCAACGACCCGTAACTCACCTATAGTATTGTTTTGGGCGTCCGAGATACTAATGCTGTACACACCACTACCCTTATGTGCCCAAGCCCACTGGCCTGCATCCGATAAGGTAATATCGAACTTTGTTGATCCTGCCCCGTTTGTCTTTATCAGATCGACGGACATACCAGCCGCGTTATAGGCAACACTGGTCTCCAATGTCTTGAAATCCGTATCATCGACCAACGGACCTACCGTTACGATCCATTCTTTATTGAGGGGTATATCGGGCATCTAACACGCCCTCCTCATTTTATTTCTTTGGTAGTAGTACCAAGACTTAGCGGCTGGCGCGGCCCCCGCCGTAGCCACCGCCCACAGTGCGATGTTGTCGGGCATGGTTATCAGGGCGTAGGGGTTGGCGTAGATGGCCCGCATCTGCGATGCTGTAAAACCATAGTCCCACACACCAAGAAACTTTGTCGTACCGTCCTGCGTGCGATCCGCCGCCGCCAGATTGCCGACGTACGCATCGCCAGCAAGCGTAATAGTCCCCGCCACGGTCGCCGAGTCGCTCTGTACCCCGTCAATCCAAAGCTGCGCCCCATCCGTCTCGCCAGCAACCCAACGCAGCGCGACCATTGTGTCAACGTCGAACTTGCCTGCGGGGAAATTGGTCGATCCGCCGAACGCGGTTCCGTTGACACGGCCGTAATATCTTCCAAGCGTATTGCCAAAAAAGAGTTCTGCTTCTGTGTTTGTCGCTGTGGCAAACGTCCGGCCATACTCGGTCCCAACCCCCTGAGATGCGATATTGATAATCGCCACGGCAGTCAGTTGCGACCACCCGTTCATTCTCGTCGAAAGCCCCGCAAGAGCGACCTTCTCTCCCTCCTGATCTGTTGTTACCCCTCCGTTGGACCACGTGACGCCAGCATCAAGCGTGCCGCGATGACCATTCCCCGACACGTCCATCCAAACCCCGCCGCCGCCCTGGATGCCGGTGTACAATGCCTGCAAACCGTTCCATAGCGAGGGAGCCTTTGATGACTTGCCCTTGGCCCGGCTGACCGCCAATACCTCGGCGAATGTTGGTCTCCGTATCGCCATTACTGCCCTTCTGGGTTGTACGGATACATCTTCAGGAAGTGCGATGACGAATCGGCAAGGTCTTGCCCGCAATCGTTCTTCACGGCAACGCGAAAATCGTATGGCGACAGCGGCACGCCCAGCACCTGCTGATATTGAAGGCCGTCCGTTTCATCAATGATGAAAATACCATGCAAGGAATTGCCGCTCGGTTTGATGTTCCCCAGATCGCCATGCTCGCCATCCGCGTACAGCGTTCCGTCATGCTGATAGAACAGATGAAGCTCGAAAATCAGGTTGCCATCGGGGGCCGCGTCGAAGTCGGCGAGTTTGAGCACAAAATCCGCCCACATGTAATGATACGTTCCGTTGGCGTAATCGCTTGCACCGAGAGCGTACGCGCCTTGAGCAAGGTTGTCCAATTGTGCAGTTGCAATTACTTCGCTGACCGTTTCCGGGTGCCAGAGTACCTTAGTGGCCATGGTTTAACTCCCGTCCGCGAACACGTCCACGGCCGCGTCCACTTTCGTCTGAATGGCCGCGTCGGAGGCCCCTGTGATATTCGCAACCGATGCGTCCTTGTTCCCGGCAATCAACGCAGTAAGCATCTCCCGCGAGGCGGCGGCGGGATTGGTGAATGTCCGCTTCGCCCAGATCAGCCGGTTTGCGTGGTTCGCTGTTCCCGCGTCCTCGCCACGGACCGTATCGGCGGCGATAACACACGCCACCTTGACCCTGTTGCGAAGCTCGCTGTTCGAGAGCAGCGGAAGCAATTCGTCGTATGTTGCCATTACATCTTCTCCATCATTTCAGTCTCCACTCTCCGGCCCGCCTTCAACCAGGCCTTACTCGTCGCCCTTCTCCAAAGCATATCATTCATTTAGCAGACGCCTAACAAGTACCGTTGCTACACTAGCAATGATTCCGACAAAAGCACCAGCACCTATAACAATACCAACCAACCGTGCCTTGAACAGGTTGATATTCTTGCCATGTGGGCAACCCGCTACATGGTCACTGATCTCTTCTTTGAACGCCTCTCTCGCACCTTCCCGTATTGCAGCTTGCAGCAATTCTTTGTCTTGTTCACTTAACGGCATGCCTGTTGTCCTTTACATAGTAACCAATTCTTCCTTCGATACTCTTTCATTTTTGACGTTCAATATGTCTTTGAATAGTTCTATGAACTGTCCCGCTGTTCTAGCCGGATCAAACTCCCTCTCGGCCCTGCCTCTATTCGTCTCGATGCACTGTTCCTTATGCGTCCTCCAATCCTCCCAAGCATCATCCATCGCTTCCGAGAACCCCGTCAAATCCTCCTCGTCCGCACTATACAACACATAGGGATTTCCATAGCCAGCAACCACATTTAGACCACATGCCAACGCCTCGCGAATCGTCCTCGTGGCGATCTTGTGAGGTGTAATGAGCATATCGCCTGCCGAGTAAACCGTTCTGAGATTACTGACGATAGGCTTCACCTCACCCAATATACCCCTATCCTTCAAACAGTCGAATAGAGTGTCCCTCGCCAATCCGTTACCATCTATTCCATAAATATGAAGTTTGGCGCCTTCGTGTTTTTCCGCGAACAGGACAAAGGCGTTGAGAATATGGAACGGGTCCTTATCCTTCCGCCAAATGTCGGCCATCACAACGTTGATTTCTCCCTTATTCCCACCGAAGTCATAATCAGTCTCCTCCCTGGTCCAGTAGTCGAGATCGACAAAAGGCTGAAATTGCCGAACGGGCTGGAAGACAAGTTTCCAGTACCGCTCGAATCCCGGCCACAAGGTCACCATGCATTTCCATCTTTCGTCCTGCATCATATCCTTGTACATCGAGTAGATCGGTGACCCACCATCCCGCTCGATCCGATATGAGCTATTAGGCCGTCCATGTGCCACATGAACTCTCGGTATATCCAGAGTATCGAAGGCGGGTGTCAGGCCACCATGGCTTACTATCACATCCGATGTTTTGGCAAAAGCAAAGTCGGCTATTACAACACCCCGATCTGCGGAGTAGGCCGGAGGGCGGATACCTACCTCGTCCTTCTTATCGACTACACTGAACACATAGTCGCACTTCGGGCACTTCACCCCACGGCTGCTTCTGGCAAACACCTTGCCCCGCTTCTCCCTCGAAGACGGTCTTGGATCGACAATCATTGCATTGACACCTAAGGCCCGCTCCGCCTTCACGAGTTCGCGGACAGTCTCGTACATACCCGATAGATGGGATGTAACGGGAACTACGTGACTCACTCTCAACTTTTTCTTTCGTCTCTTCATTCTTTCTTCCTGTTAGTAAGCATGTCCTTGGCATTTCAGTAGAGTTTCATCGGCGGAGGCGGCGGAAGACGCGACGGAGGCCAGTATCCTACTATTAGCCTCCTGTAATTCCATGTGAACCGGAATGTTTGACGCCCTTATCTGATTACTGTTTCTCTCTGCAGCGAAAGTGGCAATCTCGACATATTCCGATGCATCACTCCTCCACAATTTCACCTGATACTCAGAGTTCGCATCCATCACCATATCGGCGAAGTAAATACCAAAGTCAGTTGTTATCGAATCAGCGGCAACAAGCTCGACTTTAGCCCCGCCCCAATTCCAAGCGACGTCAGATGATACCAGTGTTATGGAGTCGGCAGAATCGGGCACTACAAAACTAGTCCCGTGATTGTGTTCGTTCACTTCCCTGAGTAAACCATAGATACTGGAATCACTATGCACATCATTCTTATTACCAATGACATCATTGATCGTATTATTGTCCGCCGATCCCTTGTCGGGGACTCGTCTACTATTAGCTGCATTCCACGTCATTCTCTCTATCCTTCAAGAATCCGATTCGGCTTGAGATCGTACGTATAAGTCCGCCATAGTCTCACTCGTTTCTTGCGCTAGGCCAAATCAATCACACGGACCTCGGTTGTTCCCGTACCAGAATCGTCGAGCGTCTTGCCCGCCGTTCGCTGAACGTCCACAAAGGCGTTGTTAGTTGCGCCTTCGTACACCTTCGCATAAGCGGCCGCGCCTGCCTCGCCAGCGGGAATGTCTATCGTGCTGTTCTTGACGAGCAAGTTGTCGCAGTTGGCCCGCACGTAGATAATCGCCGAGGCACCGGCGACTTTCTTCTGGGCCGTGAAGGTCAGGCCGTCGATGAGCGTGTTGACGCAGGCGGTTGTCCCGATGTCGATGTAATCGCAGTGCTCCGCAATGCAGTTGACAACCCGGCCGTTGGCGACATCGAGAAACAACGCACGCGAACAGAACTCGAAATTGCACGAATCAACGATAGGGCCGACTCCGGAACCTCTATACCCATAGGTCGCATTTAGCGCCCGATTATTACGAAAGCGATTGAAGTGGCCACTATCGAGGAAGGCAGTCTCGAAGTCCTGAACCACCACATTTTCAACCAGTGCCCGCGTTGTCCACTGCGTTCGGAACCCCGCCCCGGACGCCACGCCCCCCATGTCGGCGATCCGCCCACCGTCCCACCTGCTCTGGTTGCCCATGACGACGGCTCCGTGGTCGGCGACCGTCCACGTGTCCCACACGAGCAACGCCCCCCGTGCATCCACGCTCGACCCGTCTCGAACGTAGATCGTGTCGGACAGGTCGTATCGACCGGGGGCCAGCGTGATCGTGCCGCCTCTTACTCCCGATGCCGTTGGCAGGCTTGTAAATGCCTGTTCGGCGTATTCGTTCCCACCATACTCATAGAAGATCATTTGCAGCATGGTCTCGCTTGGAAACGCTGTGCGTTGAATGTTGCTGGTGATGACGGACGGCACGTCGATATTGACCGTGCCGGTGTCAGACGACGACCTGAGCACGACGGCGTGGAACGTCCAGTCTTCCCGGCGGTAGTTGCCGGGAAAGTCCCCCTGGGCGATTGACCAAAGTTCGATCTCCTCTTGCGCCGGGCGGCTTGCCGTGTGGTGGTAGCCGGTGAAGTGGCAGATCACCATGTAAATCCGCGAATTGTAGACGAAAACGTCGGGACAGAAGTAATTGTCTCCGAACAGAGGCTGTGTGGATTTCGTCCACGAGGTCAAATTCGTACTGGTGGCGATGGCCGTCCTTCGCGGGAAGACGCCGACGGTATTGTAGAACAGGTAGTACGTGGACGACACCTTGATAAGGCCGCACGGGTCCAGTTCCGAGGCCAGGGCGTCCCAGGATGTCGTGGCACCCGCGGCCGACATGGTAAGCACGGCCGTACCGCCGTTCTGCACGGTCCACGCGATGCCATTGGAAGAGGTCGAGTAGAAGATGCCGTCATTGAACCCGCGATGCAATGCCTTCCACGTCGTCGCCCCCTCTTTCCAGACCCGTGCAACGGAGTAGTTCGACCACCCGGTAAGCGTTTGAGCATTGCCCCACGTCTTGCCGTCGGTCGAGTCGTACCGCTTGTCTTTGTAGAACAGGTAGTACTTGGAATCATCCGCACAGTAAAACGCACACGGGTAGTAGTTGAGTTCACCGGGGATCGAGTCGCCCGTGCGGGTGAACAGGTTGGTTGTGACTAGCGCATTGGATGCCTCCACTATCTCGACTTCGTCGTTCACGCCATCGCAAACGTAGTCTGCGATGCTCCGTAGTTGACGGGGACTATCGGCGGCCACCACGAGGATGGACCGCGTCACCGCCTTTAATGTAGCTGCATTCCACGTCATGTTATCATCTTTGCTGCACATACACGGAGGCCGTCGTATCACTACCCGATGCTGCGGAAGCCTCCAACTTCACCGCAAACAATCCTTTCACCTTCATCCACAAACTACCCGTACCGGACAAGGCGAGAGAAGTAAAATCTGTACCCGCCCCTTCAATCGGTGGTGTGATGTTGGTCACAAAATCTGACTCGGCATTTGCTATCACTTGGTACGCAGCATCAGGATGTGGCTTGATGCTTACCTGAAAGGCGTCGAATGCCTTATGAGGGGAGTTCTCGATAGACATCCACATATCCGTCGCCCCCTCGCGAACAAAAATCTCAGCAAGTTCACCGGTCGATGCCGCTGTAATCGCCACATCCAGGAATGATTGTTTCCAATAAGAACTAGCCATCTTCAGTTCCCTTAGATGGCTGGTTTGTCGTAATCCAAACCGGCCATCTTTCTCAGTACCTCACCGTCGCTAACCTGTCCCCGAGGTACGGTGTCCAATGGACAGGTCACTAACACAGCACAGCGATTCCCCGCATGGGGTTGGTGAGTGGAATATTTCACCCTCACCCTTTAGCTATGTGCCTAGCTATTCTTCTTCAGTCTCGGCGATCCTTCTTCGCCTTTTCTTTTTGGCTTTTCTCGGATCGGTTCCCACATCAGCTTCCTCGTTCGTCCTCGTGGCAATAAGTTTTGCGATAGGGCGAGTTTTGTCGATTGATTGGATCAACCGGTTGGCTATCCTGGGGGGAACCCACACCTCTGCTGATGTCTCGAAATCCCACACAATCCGGATCTTACCATCGGAACCTACTTCCTGTTTTTTAGTCGGGGCATAGTTAGTTCCTTCATCGACAAAATCACCTTTCTTGTTTACCTCTACCGATGAAGAAATTGTGACATACCGATGAGGCTGAATCTGTATCAGCATCGTCGGCGCCTCTTCCTTAGGATCGAACCTATACGCAGCCATCTCACATCTCCGACGCCTTGCTCCTTTCGGCAGCTCGCGTCTAAACCTGATCGCCCGCGTTAACCGACGACCAAGTGCTTCTCACAAACCTTACCGTGCCTACGGCGTGCCTACGGCGTGATACAAACATCGCTTCCGTCGGCTCCCAAGTAGAATACACCCGACACTCCGGTATCGCTAGTCGCGATACCGGTAAACTTAATCCCATCGCTCTCGCCAGAAGCGTCCTCGGAAGCCGACAGGTATATTGTGCTCTGAGCACCAAGCATAAGCTTTACAGTGTCGCTTAGCCTGACATCACCACCCTGAAAATGCCAGTCACCGGTCAGCTTCGTATCGGTCCCATCATGCGTGATCGATGCATCACCAGCATCACCAAACTCAAGTTTTACAGTATCGGACAAGCGAAGGTCCGCACCTTCTATATCCAGTACGCCGTTGGACGAGTCATACCGGAACGCCACGTCACCATCCGTCCCGAAGTAGAACTCTTTGTCATCTCGCATCCAAACGTCATCGAACGTCTTCTGGAATGCACATGCCGAACGTCCACTAGGAATCGCTCCCATGATTTTTACCTCTGTCCGGTCTTATCTCCGATCTGATATGAGCGCCGGACAGCTCTATCAGACCCTGGACACAACACGACACGACACATCCCCGCGTGGGGTTGGTGAGTGGATGTTTCATCCCTCACCCTTTAGCTATGTGCCTAGCTATTCCATATTCAGTTTTCATTCGAGGTCGTGGGTGCCGGGCGGCAGGGCCAGGAAGAAGGAACCCTGCCAGCCCAGCACCCGACCTCAACACCCAGTATCGTACTGGGGGCCCATCGAGGCCTAGTTCACTAATACGCTGTGCGAGCACCGGCCCACGGTGCTTCAAGCAAATCGTGGCCGATAAACACAGCAGAGATTTTACTTCCGGTTCCATCGGAGTCATATTGCACGTTGACATACCTGCTCACGTTCGGGAGGTTGATAATATACGTACCATCCTCCGTCAGGTTTGCAATGGTATTGGACGAGACAGTAACATCACTGATCGCCGTACCCAGGTTGCCCTGTGCATAAAAACTCGAACGGTCAGAAGCAATCAAAACCTTTGCCGTGCCGTCGCTCGCGACAGCGGACAACGCAGTACCACTCGTGGCAAAGTTTGAAGCCGATGAGGTCCAAACTTCGACGTTCGCCTGATCACTACCAGCGGCATTATCCAGAACGATGACCAGGGTCCCGTTCTGGGCTCCGCCCGTATCCACTTCGTTGAAGATCAGATCGCTACCGGCCGCGCCTGTGGCGACGTTGTTCATCATCTGGGCGAATCTGGTTTTGAAAATGTTACCTTTCGGCATTAGTTTTCTCCTTCACTACGCCTGCAGACCCTTGACGACCACGAAGGCGCCGGGCTGTCTCAGAACCGAACCGACGTGTCGGACGAGTCTGATGGCAATCTGATCTAGTTCGAAGTAGCGATCACTGGAAGCCTCGATACGCATCGCGCCATTGTCGCCGAGTAGGAGTTCCGACCATCGTCCACCGACCACGTACGACTCGGTCGCGGCGGGACGGTTTACGATGGATACCTTTGTAGTATGACGGAAGGGAGCACCTTCGATGTTTATCACACCGTTAGCACTGACCCCTTGTCCGGAGCCTTCAGCGAAGATGTACCTACCGTTGCCATCCTTAAGCTTGCCCAGAGTATGGGCAGTTCTCGGGTGACCGATCCAACCAGTCAACTCCGCATTGGTGTTCAGGCGGACATTGTAAATTGCATCCTTAAACGTATCAAACGTCGGGGATGCACTAATGTCCGTAGAAACAATACGAGGATGGTAGTAGATACCCAGCGGCTGTTGACCACCGGTACCTTGCAGGATAACCACGTCTTCCTCCAAGGCCATCTCTTCGGCGAGATCCTGGCGTACCAACGCATCAATCGACGTATTGGCATTCTCGATAAGCTCGCGACTCGTCTTATAGAGGCAGACCGCCTTCTTGAGTTCCAGGGAATCATTACCGAACTCCAGAGTGGTATCCTCTGTGATCGTCGTGTTCTCTGCACCCCAAGAAATCGTGGTCGAGGCATCGATCCGATTCATCGTGAGTTTACTACCAGGGAGCGTAATCGTACGAACGCCAGGCATGGCCCGAACCACTGCCGTCTCTTTCAAGAGCGGAATGATCTCACTCTGCAAAAGCTCAGGAACAAGCACACCACCACGGGTGCCCGTGTCCTGTCCGAGGGCCTTCTCGTAGAGTGCCTTCTCGACCTCGGCATCGGACCAGTCATCTAGCGTCACACCACGAAGATACTTGGAGATTGAAACCTTCTCCTCTTTCACTACCGCGTCGGCAGAACCCTGGCTTTTTCTAATGCCCTTTGTCAGACTTGTGGAAAATGCCTTTGCAATGCCTTCGCGGATAGTAGCCAGAAGTTGGGTCCGATCTTCTTTCTTGATCTTCATTGTACTTTCCTTTATACGCTACTCACTCAGTCCCTTCCCCGGTCAGACCATCGACGACAGCACTAACAATGTCTGCACCAAGATCAGCAGGACTGATTTCTTCTTCATCTCCACGGGCAGAATCCTCTTCCGACCCACTGCCTTGCTCCGACTCTTCGTCAGCAGCCTCGGTCTCTTCGGTATTCTCCGACTCTTCTTCTTCCTTCCGCCTCGCCTCCAGAGCCGACGCGACACCCTCTATCAATTTTGGTAGCAGGGTTTCTATCAGCTTATCCTGGTCTAAGGCAGGTATCTCTTCAGTCTCGGTCTCTTCCTGTTCAATCTCTTCCTCGGTCACGTCTTGCTCTTTATCCTCAACGCCTACAAGCTCGGTGTTCACCGCAGCCTTGACGATTGATAGCATTGCCTCCTCCAGATCGGGCGGCATATCATCCCTGTACATCCCCAACGTCTCGAGGTGAGGCACGATAGCCTTAGCCACGCATTCCTCGATCAGTTCCGGAGCACCCTCTCCCAACAGTTCCTCGATCTGTTTCATATCCTCGTCGGATGCCAATAGCACATCCTCGTCGTCTACCGTATCGACGATCTCCGCGTTCTTCGTCAACCTGAACGTCTGTAGACTCTTGAACCCGGCTTTGTCCTCTCCCCCGTCCACAGAATATGTGATGCCCAGGGCAATATTGGAATCGCCGATTGGTTCGTACCACATCGATAAGGCTTTAGCGTTTTCGATCTCCTTGCCATTGATCTTAACTACCGTATCGTCTGGCGTGCCTTTGGTCTCAAACTCTACCTTGGCACTTTTGAACTGTTTTTGCACATCCTCTGGATCGTCCACCCGCTTACAGAATAAGAATGGAAGGCTGTTTGCGGGCTTGTCCACGAGGGAAACTTCATCGACTTGTATATTCCTGAGCCGTCTGATTCTACGCTTCGCCATGATTCAAGGATTCTAGTCTACCCGGTATCACAAAAACTGGCACCTAGAATGGCGGGCGGCCATCCGACGGTCCTTTCACCTTATAGAATAATAGGTGGGACAGAACGAGGTCTCACCAAACCCAAACAACGCCGACTACCCAAGAGATTTCTCATAAAGTTTTTTGTTTCTTCTCCTAAAATTGATATAATGAAATACGTAGTACGTATTTATAGAAAGGACAAACATGATACGAACCTGCCTGACTTGTAAGCGCACATTCCAGTCAGATGAGAATATCTACTGCTCGAAGAAGTGTTGTCCCGACAAGACCGATCTGACCGGAGCCCCGACTAGAACGAAAAGCAAAACCCAAAAAAGGAGGACCTGCGAAACCTGTTTAGCCTCCTTCACTCCTCCCTCGCATGGACCGGACTATGTATACTGCTCCCGAACCTGCACACCTAAAGGACGCAACAGAAACGGAAATCTTCGGGCCCCCCCTCATACTTGTTATGACAATACCGAATATAGGGACAAACAAAGCAAGGCGTGGAAAGAATACTGGAAGCGATGGCGGGAAGAGAACCCGAGGCCCCGCAGACCCTCGGGAGCCTTTCCCGACAACTGGTCGTCTATACGTAAAACCATCATCGGACGAGACGAGGGCACCTGCCTGGTCTGTCATCAACAGATGGACGAGGTAACCGTCCACTTCATAGACGAGGACAGGACTCACGTATCACCAAACAACCTGGTCACTGTCTGTACCCAATGCCATGAAAGCAAAGTTCACAGGATGCCTCCTACGAAACTCAAGGTGAGTGAACGGACGAAACAATGGTTAAAGAACAGGGACCGCTGGAGACGATACTTTGAATCGGTGATGTCTAATGAGAGTATGAGGGAGAAGAATAGCTCACTAAGGCTCTAGATCATTACGCGGATTCCCTAAGGTTATTTTTCGTCGAAGGGGAAAGGAATATTGGCGGCATCAAATGCCCTCTTAGCATCTTCTAGGGCCCGATCATATTCTACTTGACTCGCGGCATTGTCCCTTTCGAGTCCGTCCAGAATATTCTTCACCCGCTGATTGTACCGGCTCGCCCGCGAACTGTACCGGCTCGGAGGATGAATTGTAATAGTTACATCAGGAGAGTTCACATTCTCGCTAGGCCCTCTCCTTTCTCCTGCCCTCGATCTTACTTCCACTTCGAGTTTTGGTTCTGTTTCGGAGAACCCCAATACGTCGCTAAGAATGTAAGCACAGACACATACTACAATGAAACAAACAATCCAAATTGTCGATTCGCTCTTCATCCCGCTCTTCATTCCTTTCCCTCAAGGCAAAACAAGGAAGCCGAGGATTGCTAGGCGAGCCACGCACTCACCTGGTCGTTGTAGATTCCGACACTGTAAGGCTAAAGGCAATCCTCGACTCCCGACTCCACAACAGCAAACAACGCCTGGTACGTCGAAGTAAGGACCCGGCTGGACTCGAACCAGCGGCCTGCGGATTAAAAGCCCGATGCTCTAGCCGACTGAGCTACAGGTCCAAAACTGCTAGGAAGCTATGCTGACTTATTCGACCCTACTATTTTAGAAGGGCTTTTTGTCCAGAGTAGAGTTTCCTTCTTTACTACTCACCTTTTAGCAGTCTTTTTATAAGACAAGGACCGGTAGGATTTGAACCTCACATCTTGCCGTTTCTTTGAACAATGCTCTACCATTGAGCTACGGTCCCATGTCACGCCCCGATTCAGCGGGGCGTGACTGTGCAACTCGCATACCCGCGAGGCAATGGGGTATGCCTCTTCGATTGTCTCGATGAGTCCACGATCTCCTTATGCAAATAGTACACCGTGAAACGTCCGACAACCGAACGTGAATCATTGCTTCCCTGGCGGGATTCCCCACCCCGCACCACACAGCCGAACCACGGGCAACCCCGGGTGTGCTCCGCGTCGAAGCCATGTGGCGGATGGCTCCTACGTGCCCGCGTATCATCGACTGTCCTATCTCCTGCCACAATAACACCGGCGCCGCCACGCCACAGGGAAGCAATATCACAGGGCCTGTCGGTGCCGTGTACGTCGGCAAGGCGGAGGGAGACCTTGCAACGGTCGAATCGCTGCCTGTCAGAACGACCCGTCCGACAGGCCCATGTTTCGTATTCACGTGTCAACCCGCCCTTCAATCCATTATACAATGCTCGAACAAAACATGTTTGTTTTATTTTTCAACGTCCCGCGAACGATCACTAACCCTCCGGTCCCAGAGGAACCACCGTAGCAGTCCCAGCCATCGAGAAGCCCGTAATCTCACCTTCCTTAATGGCCTTCCACAGCTTCTCGTACTCGTTGGGGACGTGAGTAGCCAAATACCAGGAACCTTCGGGAATCGTCTCGCCCCACTTCACCACTTCCTGGTCCGCGAAGAAGCATTCCACGACGGGGCATTTCAGTGGCTTGCCCGAGTGCATGAACTTTATCCGACCACCCGATCCAATCATCCATGTCTTCATAGCCTTATAGATGTCATCGGCAGTAGCGAAGTCGCCTTGGCTGTCTACAGTATTTGAAGTGTACACTATACCGCCTACAATGCGTTCCTCCTCGTTTTTGAGAAAGGCCGCCTCGTCTGCCTCTTCCCTTTTCTCGACAGCCGCCTCGACTGTCGTTTTCATCTTGTGCTCTTTAAGCCACGCCTTCGCTTGAGCGACTGTGAACTTGTTCGCACTAAAACGTACGGATTGCACTTTGCTCTTACCCCCTTTAATTCCCCAAATGACGTGAATGCCCGGACCGAACTTGTTATTCTCTCGTCTGAATCCATCGAACTGTCCTGGAGGCAATTGACGGGCGGCATGTTCCTTCGGGTATGGTTTGGAGATAAAATTGACTATCGGATGCCCGTTCTCGTCCAACGCTTCCTCCAGACAATCATCCTCGACCTCGGGGATCGTCTCTAAGGGGCTTTCCTCCTCTACCCGTATGTCGGGGGCACTGTCATCGAGATCGTCGTTCTGAGGCAGTCCTAGACGTTTCTGAAGCCCTTCTACGTCGTGTTCGTACTCCATATCCAGCCGTGGTACAAGCACGAGATCAAAAACAGGAACGACAGGAGCTTCCAGATCCACACCGTCGCGACGAACCACAATGGGCTTCCCGATCCGACTGAATATCTTTTCGACAAGAGTAACCTCCAATTCATTGGCGAAGATGGGGTCTCCAAACTCATACCCGTCCAGCCTGACCTCGACGTGATCCGCCGTCTTCGGCGATTTAACAAATGCACCAGACAACGACACTACAGCTTCCTGAACCATGATTCTCGGCAATTCGCAAACGTCGATGCCTCGCGTCTTCTTGGACAGCATCCGCTTGTCCAGTGAATATGGTTTAAGTTTCCTGCCTCGCTTTCTCAATTCATCGGTGATGATAATATAAGCCTCCAAGAGGGCGTCCCTGACAATCGGTGTGTAGACGCCCAGCATGTTCTTTCTCAGCTTCTCGTCATACTCCCTGGAGGTCCGGCTTATCTGATCGGCCCTTTGCCTCATGTTTACCAACTCCGAAACCTGGAGCTGTTCCACGTTACCCGCGCTCACGTCTTCGATTCTCATATCATTACTCCTTCGTCACTCTGCAGACACCAGTTCCCTGAGTCTCCCTAAAATCCTTTCACTCTGTTCTTCGTCTCCGGGCAACAACGGCCCGTATTCCATCCGGTCCAGTATGAACTCGGCATCACTATCGGGCAACCGCTTCAACAGCGATGTCACATAATCCTTGTCCTCCGCTCCAAAACCTGTTTTATACACCAGCCCATCGGCAGCGTTATCCATGTTTGTCCAGCCCATACCTCCCGCCGAATCCCTCGGCAGGTAACGCTGAGTCTTCAAAGCCCCAACCAAAGTACCATAGGCATACTGGAACTGAGCGGGGCTGATTGTGTTCCCCTCATCCGAATACCTACACTCGGACAATACAGACGCTACCAACGCTTCACTCTCCACTTCGTCCTTGCAGTACCTGAGATACAAGTTCCACCTGGCCATCGCCCTACTTGTTATCTTACTAGCGAGGAGTATGAGTTTCTGTGGTGTGGAGGTCATTTGGGTTTCCTTCGGGAGAATCTAATACCCCCATCTCCTACAAGGGGTTTCCTATGGTCTTCCTTTCCCAAAATCATCGCCTTAGGTATCCCTTTTGGAAACGCCTTACACGTTGTTTTGTCTAAGTAGAGTTTGCACTGAGGACACTGCCAAGTCATCATAGATTAAACTCCTTTATTACCTTCGCGGCTTCTTTTGCTATTACTCCCTTCCGTCCTTCTTTCGATGCCCGATATGCTTCCGCCCACAACTCATTAGCATTTGTCGCTGAATAATGCCCCAATTCTTTTGTTGCCCCCTTCATAACGGCGGCAGGGTCCCCTTTGTGTGCCTTCAATATCCGCTCCCATAATACACGCTGTGGCGACTTTTCCAGCTTTGCATCTTGTACCATGGCATTCACAGTTTTGAAGTGACCTACTTCGTGCCTAACCACACCTGTCGGCGTCATACCATTAGCAAATCCTGTCTTACTCATACCATCAGCCAACGTCTTCATCTTTTTCATCGTCCGCATCTCGGCACTATAGGAAAAAACGCCGCCAGCATCGGTCATCTGCATACTTGCCACGGCAGACCCACTATCGAAAGGACGTATCGCTTTCAGATTAGTTACCCCTTCATCCGCTAAAGTTTTATTTACCAAGTTCGCTACATCGACCGAAGTCTGGGAGTAGTCTACATCGTGTGCCAACCCATGCTCCTTCGCCCATGCTTCCGCTTTTTTCCTTGTCTTGGCTGGCTGGAATGATGGGCCACGCGGAACACCAACAGGCTTAACAGGTTTGATCGTGGGCTTGGGCAGCTTAGGTGCTTTCTCACCTACTCGAGGTCCGGCTACTGGTGTCCACGAGCACCGACAGTTGGGATGAATTGGTATGATTCCCGATCCTACCTCCCTCTTATATGTGTGCCCATCATATCCTGCGCATACAATGCAGGCATCGGCCGAGGCATCGAATCGTATGAACTCAATCTCCGCTTCCTTATACATCTCCAACGTACCTTCACTCACTGCCCTGGCCGTCTCCGTCCTCGCTATCATCTCACCCCGGTATCGCAGCTTCTTCGCGGCTTCCCGCCTCAACACTCTCAGTTGCTTGTCGATAGACAGCCCTTGATTCGCCAATCGTTCCTGCAGTTTAATCATCGCCCCCATCTGCCTACCATTCAATCCCACGGCTTTCACCGACCTGATCTCCCGCCCTACCGTCCCCATGTCCTTTCCCTTCGCCACGCCGTCGGCAATGACTACCCTCAATCCCTCTTTTGTCTCATTCGCTATCAGAGTGACAAGCCTGTTCGTATTCGCCGCCGCCCACGATACCGCCTTGGGATTGACGAGATCGAACGGTGTGGAGATATTTGCCAACTGCCCGGCTACCTTAGCGGCCTTCCCATAGATTCTCATGTAATGAGGGCCTATGGCATTGTCGCCTTTCGTCCGTATGCAATTCCAATCTGAAATCTTCGCGGTGACGCGAGTGAACTTCCTTGCCTTCTCGATGGGGCCGTAGAACGCCCTCACCATATCCTCGATACGACCATCGGCCAATACCTTCTCTAACATCGACGTGGGTTGGTATTCCCCGTACTTCTCCGCCTTACTGAGATCAGCTTCCTTCCCCTGTATGAGTTGCTGTTCGATTCCCCACAAGACGGCCCTGTCGATCAGGGCAAGCCAACTGCGCACCGTCCTGTAGAAAGGACGCACCTCCTGCCGATAGACCCTGAGGAACCTCTTGTGTTCCTTCGTTGTCGCTTTCGATATATGCGAGCACTGCCCTGTCATTTAGGCTTCTCGATGTCTATTGCCGTCTCCCCCAACTCGATGTCTATTGCCGTCCCCTCCAGGCTCTCACTGATGAAGCCGTCTGGTAGCCCAGAAGTGGCAACATCTACAGGCGCCCACCATGCCAGATGGCAAACCAATTCCCGAATCGCCTTGCCTAAGTCTTCCTTAAACATGATGGGATGAATCGTCACTCTCACTCCCACCTTGTTCAGTATGCCCAAAAAGGCATCGGCTATCTCTTCGTCGGTCATCATCACTTCACCGGCATGGCACAGGTTGGAGGTCTGGTTGCCTTCTTCAATCGGATCGACTGCTTGAACTTCTCAGTAATCTGTTTGATCGTTTTCTTGTCCTTCTTCTTCATCATCTCGACCCCCACTTTACAAAAGCCGCTGGCATAAACATGAACCAGATAGGGTGCGGGCTCTTGCATACCCACACGGCAATGGCCACCACTATGGCCGTGCAAACGCACAGTGTCATTCTCTCATATTCCGACACGTCTCCCATCTTCATCTCATATCTCCACCGCGAAGATGTCCGTCTCCCGGATCATCCGATAACGCTCGCCTTCCATCTCGATCTCAAAACCTACCTGTGTCGAACAATAAACAAGATCGCCCCGCCTCACTTGCATGGGCATCCTCGATCCATCTTCCAACAAACGCCCAGGTCCCGCCGACATCACTACCGCCTCACCCGTATGCCGAGGCTCCGCGTTGTCGGGCAGGTGAATGCCTCCCGGCGTTATCCTCTCCTCGACGATCTTAACCAGCACCCTATCGTCTGTCGGGGTCATCTACAGTTCTCCTTGCGTCACACAGTAGCATCCGACCAGCTACCACTCGCCTTTCTTCAGTGCCCATTTTCATTCTCTTCCTGACAAAGCAGTTCTTCCAACATCCCAACGGTACAGTCCTTCTTGTGTCTCCAATGAGCGGTCGCCCCGCACTCGCTGCACGTATAGTATCCATGGTCGTCGAGGGTCGCGGCATTCACTGCCGCCTGCATCTCGTCGACCAGTCCTTCCTCGACGGTCATCTCCTCCTTGACTACCTCCAGGATTTCTCTTTCGAGTTCGGCATCCTTATCACTCATTTCCTATTTCCTTTTCTAAGTCGCCTCAATTCCCCAATCACAGCAGGATGGGCTATGAGTTTATTGCCTACCTTGTAGACCACGGGGTCTGGCACAAATGTATTCTCCCAACCCACCCACGGCCTCCATGGACGCGTAAACAGGCGTTCCCGCCACATCCGTTTTCTAGGCGGACCGAGAACGGTGAGCTTGTGGTCGCTTATCAACTGCAATCCCATTGGTGGTGGTTGACTGTCCATCATTCTTCTTCCTTTCACCAGAACCGAGGAATCGTTTCTAAGTACACCTTGTTCCATAACCACCTCATTATACGTTTATACAGAGAAAACCCCTTAGAGACGATCCTCGTACGTCCTGCGTATGGTTGAGAGGTTTCATGCCATCCTCTCCGCATGTCTCGCCGACTTATTATGCACTGGCGAGGATGGCACGCGAGTATCCTCGACAGAATATACTCTAGGAAGGCTCTTGCTGCATCCACGACATATCCGATTATGACGTCCTTCGGACATAAACATCTTCTGGCACCTCAAACATCGCCGCATTCCTTTGCCTCTCATCCTTGTGCTCCCGGGTCTGTCCATATTGGTCGATACGATGGGTCCATTGCCTCGTCGAAATCCGCGACCTCGTGCATCCCATCTTCCAGATTAGTGTCGGGCCCCAACGTATCGAAGATAGAATGCCGGACGAGGCGCCACGTCTCATTGTCTATTTGCAGCTTGCCGGTCTGTTGCAGCTTGCCCAGTATTGCTTCGAGGAGGCCCCGAAGCTTTCTATTCTCCGCCTTAAGTGCCTGAAACTCGTCGCTACCGACGAGGCTGTCCAGCTTCTCTGTCTTGTCGAGGAGTATGTCGAGGAGTTGAGTGGACAAGACAAAGGCCTCCGGAGGTGCGTCCCGTTTGGTCTTGGCCGCGAGCACGGTGTAAGGTTCAGCGGATAAACACTTCCTGACGGACCACCATTTGGCTTCCGTCATTCTCGCCGAACTGACATCTCGTCTGGCTAGGTCCATATCAGGGCTCCATGGCTGAATGCTCTTCGGGAGGGGAGGAATACAAGGGGCGGGCGTGAAGGGGAGGACGAGGTCCGTTCCTGTATCGGTTCACCGCTCCCCCATTAAACTTCACGACAACGGTCCTCGTCCCGTTGACTTCGAACTGCCTCCATCCATCATAGGGAGGAAGTTCGTTCTCACCACATACGGCTTCCATACACCACTGATCGTCCGACACCATACTAAGCTCATTACAGATGAACCTTAGTGCTTCCGCTTTCATCTTTGAGCCCACATTCAATATCACTTCCATTTCATTCTTCCTTTCCCTTTGCTACGGGCCTCTTTCCCGTATCGTCTCTCGGAGGACCACAAGCATCGAACAATGCCCATAATGCCTCTCGGTTCTGGTTCGGATTCGGGTACGCCGGGTTCTGCGGACGCATTCCTCGCAGACGGCAACAGAACAACTTGGTTGCCCATATCGTACCAAACATGGCATCCACCTCTTTGCAATCCGCTATAGCCTGCTTGAGAACATCCAAGTTCTCTATTGTAACCTCCTCGCAGTCAGCACAAGCCCAATAAAACAAGTCATTGCAGTTGACGAAAAGCGTGATTGGTGCATACTCGGTATCAGTCCTCCACATCAGATCGTCACTGCTACCGAGATCACCGAACATGGCAAACGCGTCGAGGATGGTTAGAATGTCTTCCTGTTTCGTCGGCATCACTCTTCCTTTCCCAGTTCCCATCTCAATTCAGCGATCCTGCTCTCCACCGTTTCCTCTATCTCGTCACCCAATCGATCCACCCTGCTGGCTAGTTTGTCCTCCCTGCGTTCCAGTTCCTCCTCTGAAGGTTGCCCCACGGGCACTAGCGTATTCTTCATGTAGAACATATCGCCGCCCAACTGCCCCTCGGGATAGGGTTCCATATTCAACTGTTTCCGTGCCTCGTTCGGCGTCACCAACCCATGCTCTATCCACTTGACCAACCGGTCCGTCAACCTGTCCTTGTCCTCTTGCAAAAGTTCCTTCGTATCGAAGAGCATATAGTACTCGTTCTCTTCATCGTCGGCGATGTCGGAGAACATAGGCAGATAGTGAAGCAACAGTGCGGACTCGATCTTTTTGATCTTGGTGCCTATCGTCTCCTTGTGGAACGATTCGATCTGCAGGAAGTAGTTGTCGTACTTGGCGTGTTCCAGCAATCCCACCATGACAGGGGGCACACCGAGTGCAGCCAGGATGGCCTGCCTGTTCTCTTTCCTGCCTTGGAGGAACTCGATGTCCTTTGGGTTGGACGATAGTGGGATGAAATCAATCCCATCCTCCGTGGAGAAGACAGGAATCTTCCTGCCCTTACCCCGCAGGAAGTTGGTCAACTGCCTGGCGAAGTCCTCCATCCTGGATTGGCTCATCCGCCCCTTGACCGATATGATTCCTTCCGCAGCCAAACCATGCTCGAAGAAGTCCAAGTTCCACGATGCCATCTGCTTGTCTTGTCTCACATCGTCGATGCTGACCTGCAGGGAACCCAACCCCAACCAATCCTCCACTGGATTGAAATACTTGAATGGCACAATCTCGTCCGGCCGGAACACCTTGGGTTTGCCCACACCCCTCTTGTCCACCACGAACTTGTACTCCTTAATTCCATTGCCCGACTTATCGGGTTCAGGCGTGACCCTGTCCGGCCTGAGAGGGAAGAGTTCCTCGACCCACTTCTCTTCCAACAACGTTGTCTCACCTGCCACAACCTCCTTCTTGTTCTTGACAGTTTCCCAGTACGCCATGCCCACGCACTCGAGGTAGACGACTGTGCTCTCTATCAAATCGAATCCCGTGGAATCGGGGTTGGGTTTGCGAAGGGTACTCAATGACCTGTGATCCGTGATCTCTTCGATCTCCTTCGTCTTCTTGTTCCGTTTGAAGAGCTGAAGTTTCAGTTGGGCTATCGTATTGGCGATAGCATAAACGCCCGCGTACGCCCAGACGTGCTTAGTGTAAAGAGCCAACCACTCCTTCGTATTCCTGGGGATCTTGACCGCCTGCCCCATCGTAGTCGAATGTTCGACTACCGCGGCTGCGGCAACCGATGCCTTGACAATCTGCCTTGGTGATAACCGATCGAGCAGGAGTTTACCTAGCTGCGAGTAGATTTTATCCTCGGTCTCAGGTATCACCCGTCTCTTGCGTACGGCCTTTTTCTGCTTTGTCATTTCTGTTTACCTCGTTAGGTAGTTTACACGTTATCGTAGGCAGAGGAGGTAGTGGAGTACTGGTCGTCGGTTCCTCGGGCCATGGTTCGCCTGGCCCTGTCGTGTTGTCCTCCTTTATAATAATAGGAGGAGAGAGCATTGGAGGATGGTAGACACCGGCCATCGCGGCAGTCAGCTTCCTGCAGTCGCAGATGAACTTAGAACCTATTGGTATCTCATCTCCCTCTTTCTCGAACACACCATATATAGGACACCCGCAGTGCGGGCACGCTCCTATCTGTCTCGTCCTCGTCTGTTCACTCATACTACGTCTCCTTCACTATTATATTATAACGCTAACCGGCCATTGCACTCGATGCCCAATCCCACGCCGCGTCGTAATAGCACATGACCCATGCATCGGCGTAGTCGGGCGAATGTCCCAGTCTCTTCCTCAACGTCTTCTTTGGCTCTATTTGTATGGCCCTGTCCGATGCATTCCTCAGGTACTTTATCGTACCCATCTCGTTTATCAGTTCAGAATGATCGGGCAGGTCCGCCTTGCCCTCGACAATGAGATTCCTTAAGCCCCAATATGCCTCTGCTCGTTTGTTCAAGAATCCCTTTCGCCCCGCCTTGGCCCCTGCGATAAATGGTATGGCGGGATACCCCATCTCGATCAACCTGTCACACACACCACTACCAACGCCTATCGCGTCGATATTGATTACAGTCGGATGGAACCTGTCGGATAGCATGGCCACCTGATTAGCCGTGGCCATCGTGCCCTGCCCCTTACGCTCTAACAGTAGCCTCGACTTCATGCCCTCTCTCATCGCGACTATCGTTTTGTCATTTCCATACTCGCCCACGTCCACACCAAAGGCACAATCCTCGCCCGGGTCGATCTTCCGCTTCGACGCCTCGGTCAGTTTGTCGGCGGGGAAGATAGCCTCGAAGTCGACCACCACGTTCCAATCGCCTTCGATGTACTGACTCACCCACTCCTCGTTGTTTGCCCACTCCGTTCTCAGGTCCTGCTCATACGCGGGGTCGGCATGTATGTTGTCCCGCAGCTTGGATTGGACGAACAGGTGCCCGGGACGGTTCGGCGCATCGACCCATCGCGACTTGACCCATCCCATTTGAGGGTTGCAGGAATTGCCACACCTGGGTGGTGGGATCTGCATTCGTCCCGTATATATGTTCCTCCCCTTGGATCGCCTCATTCGGGTAGACCAGAACTTATATACCTCCTCCGGCACGTCTGTCACCTCGTCGATATACCCAGCCGCGAGTTCGAGCGACCTGATCTTGGACAGGATGTCACCAGACGCGGACTCACTGGGTTTCAATCCTCCATAGACGATCTCCGATCCGTTGCACAGAATGATCTCGTGACTGTTCCTGTCGTGCTTCCGTACCAGGCCCTCGTAGCATAGCAGCCACTCCTCCATCGTCTTGTACGTCGTTGTCCTGAACTCAGAGAACTGCCACCTGAATATCCCTACTCGGATGCCCGCCCAGGCCAGACAGTATCGCAGAGCGTCGTTGACCAGCCAGACGGACTTCCCACCTCCCACGGCACCACCAAACAGGATATGCTTCTGCTTGGCCTTGTGGGCTATCAGTTGTCTCGGATGTGGTACGTAGGTAAGTTGTATGTCTATGGCCAACTGCTCATCTCTTTCCTTCTTCCATGTAATTTTCCTTTTTTATCCTATAGTTTTTTTCTTCATATCTACCCAAAGTTTCAGTGAAACTTTACGGGTATTCCACAGCCCTGCAGCCGGGCTCTCTGCAACATAACTATTCTCCGTCAAAAGCCATAATGTCTACAAGACTCCGATCAACTGCAACCGAGCCTGTAGATCACATAAAAGAGAATCAAACGCCGCGTCTCCGCCCTTGCGTTTTAACATGTCTATCTCTGCTTGAACCTCTTCATCCGTCGGTCGTCGATGCAGATTATAGTGGACCTTTACCGCGTGTCTTGCCTTCTCGAATACCTCACTCATGTCACTCGCCTTTCTGGTGCAATCGAATGCACCTCACACCCCTCGACTATCACAGCTTTTCACCATCAAGAAGAACAGGTATGATCATCGTCTGCTCTTAGGTGGAGGAGGAAACTTTATAGCCCCTCTCGGACGCTTAGGTTGCGGCTGATAACCTCTACTCCGACTCTCGTGTAAGAGCAGACCTAGTAGAAACAGGAAACCAAAGACTACTACAGCGGTCTCAATAAACTCACTTACAAGTTCAGGACTCATCCCTTGTCTCCTCGACTCTCTTTTTCGCACAATCGGGGCACGACGGAATTCCAAGCTCTTCTTGCTCTTCCACGGTCAACTTCATCATCGCGTTGTGCCGGGTTGCATTTTTCGTATTGTGCCGCTTAGTAATAACATCCGCCCACTTTAGAAACTCGGCCTTGTGGAACCGGCTGACGGGATGCATATTCTCCGCATCGTCCAAGATCATCTGAACCAGCCATTCATTCGTGAATATGCCGCCATCGCCGAAGCCTCGGCATGCGTCGTCCATATTCTCCTGTACGCGGCGTTTATCACTGGCCTTGTGTTTCTTCCACCACTGGCGAATCTGTGGCGTTTGCAACTTTTCCAACAATGCGTCAGCTTCGAGTTCGCCACACAAGTAGCACAGCATTCTCGCGACTTCATCGAGCCGCTCCATATCACTTTGGCCCGGCATGGGCCCGCCGTCTCTACATGGCATTTCCCTATCCTTTCTTGTGTTTCTTCCTGTGGCACGCATAGCATAGCACGTCACACTTGGTTTTTTGCGACTCGCTCATTGGTTCTCCTCTCTTGCGGCGACGTACGCAGCGAGCATGGCTAGGGGGCGCGATACAAACAACGTTGGGCGATCGTGCATTTCCCACTCGCCATCGACTAACACGCGCCACAACCATTCTGGATCATCCGCGAACATGTTAAATGATTGAACAAAAAAATTACGCTCACAGTCTTGCGAGACTACCACCCCCGCCTCGTCAAGCTCCCGCTGTATCGAGCGGAGGATCAGGCTGGCGGCTTCGTGGTCCGAGTACGGTTCGGCGCGGCCGCTGGACGGCGAGTATTCAACAGAAGACGGAACCCATCGCACTCGAACCCACCCCGCACCCACATATTCCAGCCTGCACCGGCCTTTCCCATCCTTCCACTCGCCCGCCACGTCCAGCCCGCTCTTGCAGTAGGCTGCCAAGAACTCGGCCGTCTCGGCTGCTTGTTGTTCAGGTGTCATCGGTGTTCTCCTTCATCCTATCTGGCGCCGCGAGGAAACTCTTCCTTTTGCGTCTTCGTGTCATCTCACTCACCGTCCTTCCCGTTCTGTCAGCCTTCGGCTGACGCAATCTGCCGTTACTCCGTCTCTTCGGTTACACCCGCCGGCGGTGGGCCTTTTGTCGCTGTCGTTCGGACATTTTCAGTTTCTTCGCCTTTCTTGCGGCCGCCTTCGGCGGCTCCGTCTTTCGGTTTCGTATCTGGTCAACAGGTCCACTCTCGCGGTCAATCGCTCCAGCCAGTCGATCAGCATCACGATGTCGCCCTTGGTGGCTTCGGTCTGCCGTAGCCATTGCACGATGTCTGAGTTGGGCGCGATCCGTGTCCCTGTCAACTTCTCCAGCGCTTGGCGTTGATCGTCTGTAAGCTCAAATCTGATTTCGGATTCCTGCGCGTCGCTCATGATGTGGCCTCTATCTCAGCGACCTGTTCTTCAGGTGTCATTCGCCCATCTCCTTGTAAGGCTCTTCGCTTTCAGGCTCGGTGATGGCGTCAAGATGCTCCCGCCAGTGGCTGTTCGCCTGCGCGAGCAGGATGCGAATATAGGTGTGCCACCAGCCAACATCCCCACCACCACCGTCCCCAAGCATACCAGCGTCGTAATCCGGAATCGCCTCTATCCCGTCAAGCGCCTCGGCCTTCCCGGCGGGCTGGTCCAGACCTCGAATGTCTTGCACGAGCGCTGCGCGGCGGCGGGGGTCGATGCCGTCTGCTTCCGTTACGATCTCGACGACTTCCTCCAGCATCTCGCGACGGTTCAGTGCTTCGCCTGGGTTCATGATGATACTCCGAGCAGGCTTGTGAGTATGGACTCTAGGCGCGCGTTTTGTTTATCCCACGCCATTTTCCACGCCACGTCCCGCGACGCTTCCCGTGCCGCTCCCCTCGCCACGTCCCGCGACGCTTGCCACGCCGCCCCCCACGCCGCCGCCAGCGCCGCCCTCCACGCCGCTTCCCACGCCGCCCCCCACGCCGCTTGCCACGCCGCTTGCCACGCCGCTCCCCGTGCCGCCTCCATCGCCGCCCCCCACGCCGCTCTCAATTCGGCACCTGTGGCCTGCCCATCGAGCCACAGCAGTTTGATATGCAGGGCCTTCCAGCATCGCTCATCCACAATGCCAGCGAGTTCGAGGGCGGACATTGCACAATCCACGGCGAACTCGTGCAAAGCATCTGTCGCATCCGCCATTGCGGTGATCTCTCGCGTTTCAGCAACGGCCTTGCCGTTGCCTTCGACGATTTTACCACCTAGTCTTACTCGGCAAGCCAAAGAGCCTCTCGCATGGTCGAGTGCATCTATCGCCCGCCTGCTCGCGTGCATTCCGCTTCGGCACAGTACAGGAGGCCCGTCCGCCGTCAGCACTTCGCCAACTTGCGGCTTGCACCCGTCGCCGTATCGCAGCCTCCCATCATCTTGCAGGAACTGCCAACCTATCCAGTCACGCATAATTCACCTGTCCTTTCTTGTTTTTCGACAGCCTCTTTGATCGCCTCGCGCCTGCCCGCGTCCTTCCAGAACTCTTGGAACGTCGGCGAGCAATCGCGGAGGGCTTCATTCTCTTCCCGCAGGCGAGTGAGTTCGGCAATCAGCACCATCAGGCCGTCGTGGTCAACAGCATCCTGGTTCTCGATGCACGTTACAATCTCGTCGAGTATCATTCTTTCACTCCTTCGCCGCTTCGGCTGCATCCGTCTCGCAGACAGGTTTTATCTCGCGCACGTTCATGTTCTTCCCTTTCACAATCGTGGTGGGTGTGGATACGCGCTTCGCACTACATCCGCACAGCGCGATAGGATGAGCTGCCGTGCGGCATCGGCGGCGCGGCATGGGCGGCATAGGCGGCATAGGCGGCGACGTAGGCGGCATCGGCGGCATCGGCGGCGGCATCGGCGGCGGCATCGGCGGCGGCATCGGCGGCGGCATCGGCGGCGGCATCGGCGGCGCAGGCGGCGGCATGGGCGGCGGCACCAGAGGCATCGACGTAGGCGGCGGCATAAGCGGCATGGGCGGCGGCGTAGGCGGCATCGGCGGCGTTGACGGTGCAGGCGGCGGTATGGGTGGCGGCACGGGCGGCATCCCGCACGTCATCCAACGACACGCCCCCTGTTCGCCCCTCGCCCACGACTCTGTTGTCTCGATAGTCGATAGCGCCACGCTGTCGCCTTGTGGCACAAATGGCAACCCCAGCCGGGCACATGCGCATGCCGCCAGCGCGAGTTTCTTTCTCGAACGGCTCTCGGGCGGGCCGCAGAGTCTGCCGAGAAGCCACAGCATGTGGTCACCGCGCTTGCAATCGGCCCACGCTTGGTCAACCGTCTTTTGCTCGCTCACCCACCTCAGGGCGTTTGTAATCTCGCCCCACGGACACTCCGGATTGTGCGGCACTGTCTGCCACGAGTGCCCTATCATCTCTTCGAGCATCGGGCCGGACGGCCAGCATTCGCGGCAGAGGATGTTGTTATCCTCCGGAAGCGCGTTGGCTGTACACAGTGCCGCGTCCAGTCGCGCTTTCAGCAGGGCGGCCAGCCTCCTGGCAACGGCCTTCGCCGCTTCGGCTTGACTGAGCCGTTTGCCGAGCTTATGGTTCTCTGCCTGTAAGCATGCCAGTTCGCTCTCGTATTCCTTGCGTTCCGCGTCCCAGCACCTCTCGCAGGCCGTCTCCTTCGCCGCCTCTCGGCCACTGTATATCCCGTACCCGACGCCATCTTCATTGGCTGGGCCACGGTGGCCGGGAATGCATTCCGGGCCGGGCTCCCCGCACCACAGGAGATCGTCGAGGGCACACCCGCATTCCTGATCGCTGCACAGTCCGTCGTAACCGTTTACCCGCAGCCACTCAATTAGTATCTCGCGCACGTTCATGTTCTTCCCTTTCACAATCGTGGTGGGTGTGGATACGCGCTTCGCACTACATCCGCACAGCGCGATAGGATGAGCTGCCGTGCGGCATCGGCGGCG